AATATTTACCCTCCATAACTTTTTTAAATTAAGCATTCTTGCACATTGAATACTTAGTTAAATATTGGATATCCACTTATTATGATAATAGAGTTTTAGCTCTCCGTCAACAATTTAACCATTTTTTGTTAATAAAAAAAAGAATAACATATATAAAGTGTTACTTTTATTTATTTTATTTTTTATATATGGCTATTTTTCAATATTTTATAATGTTGATACTATTTATTCTTTTAACTTTCGTCAGTTAAATGTCAGTAAAATATTTTATCCACAATTTTTACACAAGTTTTCCACAACTTATCCCCAATATTATCCACAAAAAGGTAGTTACTAATATAAGTGCTACCTTTTATTTATTAATCTTCATCTTTCCAGCTTTTTATCCAATTTCCTATTTCTATTATTTTTTCTTCGGTTATTTCTTCTCCATCATGTAATTTTGAAATTAGTTCTGATAATGGATTGTTATGTAGACCTCCAAAAATTCTTTTTCCCTCTATTTTGAGATATTCTCTCTCTTTTATTAATACTGTATAGTGTACATGTTTCCCAATTCTCTGCGATATTAAAAAACCTTTTTTGGTTAATCTAGCCAAAAGTGTAATTGTAGTTGTATGCTTCCAACCATATGTTTTTTCTATTTCATCTGCAACATCTTTTGATATTACAGTTTTATAACCAGTATTCCATATGTATTTCATAATTTTTAATTCTGCATCTGGTAATTTTTTATTCAACATAATATATTCCTTCTTTCAATTTATGTCACTTCCTCAAATTTATCTAGCTTAAATTAATAATAGGAGCTTTTTATCACAAAAACTACAGTTAAATTTTACCATATATACATAACTTATATTTTTTCTTCTGTATCATTCATTATAAAATAAAAATCAAATTCACAATCAAGTATTTCTGCAAATTCTCTAATTTCTTTCTCTGAAAAATTATCTCTTGAAAATTTATTTGAAAGATTTTGTCTTGTTTGTCCTGTTTTTTCTGCTAATTCACCTATAGTCATGTTTTTTCTTTTTAATATTATTTTTATCTTTTCTCCGAATGAAATTGCCATACCAAACACCTCGCTTTTATATATATAATTATACACTATATAGTTTCTTTTATCCATGTTTAATTTGCGAATAAAACTATTTAATTTCATTTTTATATTTACAAACGACACTTTATAGTGTATAATTAACTTAATAAAATAATTATTGGAGGTATTTAAAATGATAAAATTTGAAGTAGGTAAAACTTATGCAACAAGAGGTGTATGTGACCATGACTGTATGTTCACTATAGAGGTTATTAAAAGAACTGATAAAACTCTAACTTATAAAGATGATGATACTGTTAGACGTGCTAAAATTCGTTTTAATGATGATTATGAATATATAAGGGTTGGAAATTATAGCATGGCACCTAATTTCAGCGCTAAAGACTTAGTTATAGAAGATAAAGAAAATGAATCTAATACAGAAAAATATTTCGTAATAAGCAGATATTATGACAATGGTAAAACTATTGCTTTTATAGAAATGAATAGCACTAAATATAAGACTGAATATATTAGAAACTTCGACCAATATGTAGATGAATTTTCTACATTAGAAGAAGCAGAAGAATGCTTACAAGAATGTCTTAGTGCTTAAGAGGTGATATAAATGTGTTTTAAAACTTATATACTTAAAAGAGTTCTAAACAACAAAAAACTGGAGATAACTCGTAGTTTTGACTTAGACAATCTAATTTGTACTGCAACAGAGATTTTAAAAGACAATGAGATTGATTTAATAATTACTGATGAAGTAAATAATGTTGTTTGGAGAAATGAAAAAAGCACTCCCCAGCAAGAGAATGCTTAGTTATAGCTATAGAAGTGTACTACGAATACACTTCTATTTTTTTATTATATCATAAATTATTCATAGTATTAAGTAAAAATAGAGCTAATACAATCAGTTTTAAAATAGCTTGAATAGCTTTCTTGAGTTATTTACCTTTGCATAAATTATTGAATATTTGAAATAAAAAAAGATAGGTTTACCCCTCATCTTCAATCAAATTAAAGTCTATATTTATAGTATATAATTCTTTACTTCTATCCATTTCAAATATTGATATTTCCATATCATATGATTTATTATAGGATTTATCATATATATTCTTACATTTAATATTAATTGTACCCGCCTTAATATTTTTCCTAATATATATACCATCTTCATTATTTTCTCTAAAATTATCTATAAGTTTACTAGATAATTCCCTAATATACATTTCAGTATATGCGTTTAAACCTATCTCAACTTCTTGTAAAGAAGAAATATATTCTTTCTCGACTTTAATATTTTCGTTTTCATCAAATTCATCAAAGAAATTATTACATACTTCTAAATCATCATCTGTTAAATATTCAGTTTTAACTATATTCAGAGGTTTTTCCCAAAATACTTCTATTTGTATTGCTGCTTCTTTCCCTACATTCACAAGTGTTAATTCTATAATATCTGAACATCTTGGCACTTCGCTTGATGTCTTAATTTCATTAAACATACAAGGACTACCATAAGTTTTATACAAATATGCATTTTTCTTAATAGGAATAACCTTAGGCTCTCTTTCCATAGATATACTTTCTTTTAATTCTTCATTATCTTTTTTAGCCATTTCTCTAGTTATCAATATAGCACCTAATGTTGCTAACCCTCCAAATATACCACCTAAAAAACTGCCCCAAAAACTTAACCACTCACCATCTGTTGAATTATGTGTTTTTATATCCCAATATAACACCCTATTTATTAACGATGGTAAGCCAATACATATAATAAGAATTGCTATTACACTTATAAATATGGTTAGTATCTTATGCTTTTCAATCCAACTTTTATTTTTATTGTTTATATTGCTCATTACTTTCCCTCCGTTCTATAATATATATTTTACCATTTTGTACAAAATGGTAAAATATATTATGGGATAAATATTATTTGGATATAAACTTTCCTTTTGTATTAAGATATTATCAATCTCTTATTTTATCTATAATATGTTATTTTTAAGCCTAAAAAAGAGATAACTATTTTAATCCTAGTTACCTCTTTTTATGTTATTTTGGCCATATAGATATACCTATTGTAATAGCCATTGTAGCAATTCCTATTATAGTAGTTATACATAATGCAATAATCCATTTATTAGTTGAATCAATTCTATCTTCTATACCTTTTATACTATTCTTTATTTCACTTACATCCTTTTCTGTCACCTTTTTATGTTCGTTTATAGCTTCTTTTAAATCGCTTTTTAACTCAATTCTTTCTCTAGCTAAATCATTTTTTAGTTCTATTCTATCTTTGTCTAAATCATTCTTGTATTCTTTAAAAATACCCTTTATGTCATTAAATTGCTTATCTATACTTTCTTTTACTTCCTTATTATTTTGATGTACTCTTTTTTCAGTCTCTAATATTCTTTTTTCAGTTTCTAGTATTCTTTTTTCTTCTTCATTCATATTACCTACCTCCTCTGAAGTAGTAGCTAAAAACCAATTATCTCCAATACATTTATTTTTCTCCATCAAAGTACTATTTAAAGTATTATAATAGTCTGTATATTTGTTGATTTTACTTTTATCCTTGTTGGAATTAAACTTTATTACTTTTTCTTTTTCTTTATTATATTCACCCTTCATAACTATTCTTCCTCTATCATAGACTCTAAATGTTCAATTATTGATTGTATTTCTGATTTAGATAGTTCTAATTCCAAAGATTTTTTATCATTTCTAAATAGTTTCAAAATAAAATCATTTTCTCTAGCCAAAGAAGATATAGAATATAAGCCAATTGGATTGATTCTCTGAATATATGAGTTATCTAATATATCATATGTACTATTTGAAAAAGTATACAAATCATTTTTAAAGTTTTGGCTTATATTTACATTTTCACCTTCATTATAAAAGTCTTTCAGTTTAATTCCATACTCACCTATAAATTCTGGGTCTTCTCCCAAAATTTCATTTGCTTTAGCTTTAAATTCATGAATACAATGTGGCCAAGTTGGCATCTGCATATATAAATTAAGTAATAGTATTGTCTTTTCAAATATTTTGTTATCCTTTTCGTATTTTTTTATACAGTTAGGAAAATACGCTACCAAATTAGTCCCATTTTCATAAGCCATCTTAACTCCCCCTAAAATAATATTATTTAATACTATTCTACATTATAATTACTTTCATTGCACTATTATTTTTTATTCCTCCTCCTACCACTTATTGATATATACTCAACTGCTCTTCATATACCTGATTTTTTAAAGTTTGTAGATGACTTATGGTTATATTTAATATATCATTTTTTATTTTATAAATTGTTGTGATACTGTCATAAAATTGTAGTCAAAATGTAAAATATATTAACTCTATTGATTTTATTTATTTATAAACTCCAGTGCTTTATAAAGTGTATCAAATCTATCATTACCCTTTATCATAGTGTATCTTTCTTTAGTCATAGAACTTATCTTTTCACATGCTCCACCACCAACGACATATAAATTTTCTGTCTGACCTGGTACGTAATCTTTTATATCACATATCAGTATTTTTCCATCATTATAGCCCCAACCAACTACAGTTGCAGGGATTTTGTCAACTTCTCCATCATAAACGATTGTATGTTTGTACATGATTTTTCCCTCACCATTCTCTTTATTATCTATTGTCTTATTTAAAATACCTTCTGCTATTAACTTAGCAACTATGTCTTTATGTCTAATATAATAATCTGTATCTGCTTTACTATCTACGAAACATACTTCAATTAATATTGCTGGTGCTTTTGTATGACTAAGCCAATAAAGACCCCTCACATCTGATTTTGCACCCCTATTTTTAAATACAGTTGATAATTTTGAATTAACTCTCTCAGCATATATTTTACCATTATTCGTTTTATATATTGTTTCTGTACCCATTGGATTTAGGGTTGTACTGTTCGCATTAAAATGTATTTGTACAGCTACATCTACATCTTGTTTATTAGCTATTTGACATTGTTCTGCTAGATAGTTGTTAGATTTATCTACTTTCCCAGTATATACAGTAGCTCCACCTTGTTTCAACCATTTTACAATTAAATCAGTTAAAATTCTGTTTTCTTTTCCTTCATCTATATAGCCAGTTGCTCCTGTTCCTTTTCCACTTAAAGTGTGTCCTGGTACTATTGCTATTTTCATTATTTATTTTCCTCCTTTAACTGTTTGTAAGTTTGATTTATACCTATTGATATTCCCCAACAAATTATTCCCTGTAAGACTGCGTTAGGACTAAGCCCTAGCATCCAAATAGAAAATCCGATTCCCAACACAAGTAATATAATTGGAATATATTTATTATCTAATTGTTTATATTTTTTACAACCTTTACCTATAATAGAGAGAGCAGCCACTAAAATTAGCAACTGCTCTGGTATAAAACTTATTAAATTATCCATCTTTTATCCTCCTAATTAAAATATTCCTCTTTGTATTGCAAATATAAAGAACCCTATAAGTGTTGTAATCATTGTACCAATTAGCCATTTGAGCATACTTGTAAGTGAGTTTAGATTCTCACACAATGCTTTTAATTCTGCTTTAGACTCTATATTTGCTATTTTTAATTCGTCTATTTCTTCTCCATGTTTATTTATTCTTGTTTCATGTCTTTTTAAATCTGCTTCGAAAAGTTCTTCATTCATGAAAACCTCCTAATTTTTGAATTAAAAAAGACTATGCTATATAGTCCTCTCCTGTTATTTCTTTATATTCACTTGCTGTTATCTTATTCTTTTCTACTGCTGTTTTAACTTGCTCTTTAGTCCAATTACCATTATTATAGAAATCTGCTATTATCTTATACCAATTCATACTATATCACCCCATTACTCATTAATTGAAATGTTAAATCTGCTATTGTTTGTTCTGTAGAATTTACTTTATCTTCTATGTTACTTTTAATATCTGTATATCTATAGAAAACCTCTTTAGTATCTATATTTATAAATAGCTTTGCTTCTTTATTCTCTGCATACTTTTGAGTTGGTAAACTCTCTATCAAAATACCTTGTTTTAAGTTTTCCTCCGATAACAAATTTGGTTCATAGTGTATCATACCAACATATTTTATATTTTGTTCTTCTGTATCCATTAAATTTCCTAAATAAATCATAATGATTCTCCTTTCTCATCCGAATAAACCTTTTTTGACAATATATTTCTAAAAATTCCACTACTAATAAAGAAAACTATATCATTTATTACAAACATACCAGCATTTGGGTATGTTTCAGTAAGTTTTCGGTAGCTGTCGATATGTTTAAGAGTATTTAAACTTATTTTTACAAAAGGACTACTAGAAAGCGAATATATAGCATATATATATCCATTATATATATCAAAATTGTCATATTTGCTATCGTCTGAATACACAATTAAATTTAAATTTGCGTCATATTTTACTAAAGCACTTTTTTTGTTGCTATCAATTTCTATACCTCTTTCTGCATCAGATACAATAACAAAATCATTTAAAAACTTAATGTTTTTCATATGCAAATATCCTCCAATTCTAAAATCTTTAGCAATGGCAAAATCAAAATTTATTTTAGATAAATGACATGTTGTAATACTACTTGAATTTGAGTGTTCTGTTGTAGCATAAATAGCATTCTTATTGCAAACAAACTTACCTCCTTTAAAATTGTAAATACCATTAGAAACTAAATTTTTAGTTAGCATTATATACATATCAGATATTCTAATTTTATGAAGTGTAGAAGAAGTCTCATCTCCATATACTCCATAAATAAATTCCCCATAAGTACATAACTTATAATAAGCACCTTCTATTGACTGCACTTCAATTCCTGTTATCTTGTTTATTTTATATAATTTAGTATTGTCAGATATAAATAAATACTCTTGAGTAACACAGATACATGAGAAGTTAGCATTAGCTAAAGTAATGTCAAAAACTACTGTTTCATCAATAGCATTAATTTTAATTAGATGAGTTTCTTTAATTACATAAAAATATGGTTCTTCATATTCAAAAGTTTTGAAGTTCCCACTACATCTTTCAATATATTTTATAGCTCCATTTGTAACTAAATACGAATAGTTATTTGAAAGTGTTGTTTCTCTTAAATCTAATCTCCCCTCTTTTATATCAATTTTATTCTTTATTTCTTCCCATGTATCGCTTGTAGTAACATCTGCACCTTTGGAGTTTAATGCTGTTACTACATTACTTTTAGCATTAACTCCATTTTGAAAAACCTCTTTCAATGCTCCTTCTACATTATCACTTGTAAAGTTATTTTCTGTATCTTCTATAGTTACATTCTTTGCTTCTAATACAAGATTTCTAACTTTATTAACTAACTCTTTAAAAGTCATTTAGTCACCTTCTTTCAATAAAAAAGAACCCTCTATATAGTTGGTTCTGCTTCTTCGACTACTCCACTTTCTCTAATTATATAATCCTCTACTGCTTTTCTGTATTCTGCATTAGTTACATCATCCAGTTCAAATTCTCGATTTTTTAAAGGGTTTAAGCCTCCGTTTAATATTCTCTCTGCTAATATTCTTACCACAACATTATTTATATTCATTATAAAATTCCTCCTACTTTCTTATTTTCATTTAATAAAATTTGATTTTCTAACTCTTGTATTCTTTTTTCTTCCTCCGAGATAAATACTGGTATTTCTTCTAAAATTGGTTCTTTTGTTTCTATATTTATACCTATAATTCTATTTCTTGTATAGTCTATACTTCCATACTCAACATCAATATAATGTAATTCTGTTATTGTATCATGTTCTAGTATGTCTCCTGTTGCTTCCCCTGTCTGTAGCAGTATTTTGCCTGTCTGGTCGTAAATTATTCTATTTGCTCTATCCATTTTATCACCTCATTTATTAAATAAATTTTATAGCTTGCCATTTAAAAGAAGAACCTTGTCTTGAACAAGGAAGTTGTATACCTCTATTATCCATATAAACATCACGTTCATTTAATTTAAGAACCTCACCTCCAACTTTAAAATCTTGTAAATATGATGTTAGACGATAATAATGAGCAGTAATTACAAAATCTTGAGTGAAAATACCACGACAAGCAAAAACAAAATATTTATGAAAATAACCATCATCAATTAATTCAAAAGTAGTAAAAAATATATTAGGAACAAAATTAAGTCCGTTAATTTGAATGGCTCCAGGAAATAGGAACAGATAGTCACTATTAAAATAAAATCCTTTTGTATTAGTACAATAATTAACAACACTATTGCCACTAGCAACTTTATATTTAGAATTTAACTGACTTATAGTGTTATTAGCTTGTGTTAACTGGTTCATCAAATCCTGTACACTAGCGTCTGAACTATCAAAACTTGTTTTTATTTTCTCTGACAACTCGACTAATGTGTTATTTAAACTTGCTTCTATATTCTTTAGTGCCAAAGTGTTTATAATACTTGTTTTACCAGTCTTAAATCCTGCATTAACTTCAACTAGTTTAGTAGATATATCATTTAAATTAACATTTTCGGGCAATGGCATTATATTCTTACTTATACTGACAGCTTTTTCTGCTGTAGCATTATTACTGTCTGTAACAACTATTTTAAGTGTGTGTAGTGCATTATCTTCTAGTGTATAGTTAATTGTTTTTTCTTCTGTTAAATCTGTTGTTATAGTTTCTTTTAATACATCATCTATAAAATATTCTATCTTAGTCAATAAAGTAGGGTCAGTGTGGTCAGCTTTGAATGTTGCTTGTGTAGAATTATAAGATGATATATTTAAAAATGGTAATGATTGAAGTAAAGTTATTTGTGCGTAACCATAAGCACCAGCAGTATTTCCACCCGGTGTCATAACAATATTATCAAAATAATATTCAGATGTTGGTGTGTAGCCAGTAGGCTTATAACTGTCTTTAGTCAATACATAACTACTTCCACCTCCACCTGCTCCTACACCATTCATGCCTGCACCACCAAACCAGCCACCTCCGCCGCCTTCGCCAGTTGAATCTTTAACAGAACACCCTTTTCCAAAACTTCCGTTTTCTGTATTTACACGACCAATACCACCTTGATATTGAGTACCACCGGGACGGTATCTGTCATTAGAACTATACCCAGTACCTCCTTCTAATCCTCCTCCTGCACCACCAGTGGAAGGATAATATGAACCTCCGCCACCACCTGCGACAATTATACGAGATAGCAAACCTTGCTCATTATCCCAAGCACCACCAACAAGTCTTATATCGGTAGCACCACCACCGTACATAGAATAATAAGTACCCATAATCTGTTGATTTAAATAACCTTTACCACCGCCATTAAAACCACTTTTAGTGTTATTACTCGTAGATGAAGAAGCAAAACCACTTTCGCCGACGTAAACATATAATGTAGTTTGTTTTTTTAATGTAATTTCACCTTTAGAATATCCGCCTTTAGCATCAGTATACCAAGAAGAATTGTTGATACCTCCAGAAGAACCCCAGCATTCAAATTTATATTTGCCAGGTTTCAATATAACACTTTGTGGCGAACCATTGTACCCAAAGTTCCATTCTGTCTGCATTTTCTCACTCTCCTTTAACAATAAGTTATCAACTCATTTACACTTGTTGCAATACTAGATATCCCACCATTTACTTTTTCTTCTAAATTAAGAAATCTATCTTCAATTTTCTTAGACGAATAAGTGGTCATTTCAGATACTCTGTTGTCATCTACAGTTGCATTTATAAAATGAGTTTCTGCATTTCCATTTATCAAATATACGTACATTTTAATATTTTCTTCATTTCTAACAAGAATACTATTATCATCAATAGCCCTAGCGTTTGGTGTAAGTGCTTCACCAATTTCATCATATAAAGCTATTAGTATTCTTTTAGTCAATAGTGGATGATTTATAGTTACTTCATACATATTAGTTTCATTATTTAAAGTCCAATCAGCCACCTCTATAATATGTGTATGAGATACATTTACACCACCTGCAATAATATTATCAATTTTAATATTTTGTTTCTCATTTTCTGTGTCAATTCTAGTGTTTAACTCTGTTTTAGTTGTATCAATTTTATTATTTAAATATTTATCATTGTCTAACAATTTTTGTTGTCGATTATTAAACTCATTCGCATGAGCTGGTGTAGTTATTAAATATTCTTCTATTTCATTACTAAAATTTAATTCATTAGGCATTTATTCACCTCCTAGAACTCGTCATCTATCTGAAAAACCATTTCCATATCACTGTCTTTATACTTATTTCCAAAAGTTTTTATTGCTATTAAGTCACCATCCGAATCTATTAAACCTATTTCATTTATGTTTTTTCCTTCTGCTTCATTTTTTAATAAAGTTGTTGAATATCTGCAAGTAGTTGAAATTGGATATACATAATTTTCTATATCTTTTCTAAACACTTCATTTTTTAATGCTGTATCGCTTGAAAGTGGAGCTATTATAGTTCCATCATTCCCAACCCCTCCATCTCCAAACACCATACTAACTATAGTAGGCAATGTTATATCACCTGCTCTAGCTTTACACATTTTTTGTCTTGCAATGTCTGTTGTTACTGCATTTGCCACTTATAACACTTCCTCTCTTAATTCTGCATTAAGCAGTTTATTTCCATTCAGTACTTCTATTCCATCTAAATAATATAAATTCTTTTTAATGATTACTTTAAGATTTGTAAATACTTCACTTTCTTTTACAAATAACTTATTTTTCATGTTTAAGCTTATTGGCTCATGATAAAGTATATAAGCACTTAAGTTTTTACTACCATTTAGTAGCCACAGACCATTTAAAAAATTGCTTATATTTCCCCTAAAATCTATAAATACTCGATTAATCATCTTTACCTCAAATTTTTCTATATCTGTAAATTTGAGTGCAAAAGAAGGCATCCAATGAAGGTGGCTTGGTTTCGTTTTATTTGTTATATATTTGAAATCTTCATAATTAATAACATCATCTACATTAGCAGTTACTTTAAAAGTGTATGGAGCTATATTTTCTTTTATATATACGTCTGCACCAGTGTAGCTTTTTATTATAGTTGCTAATCTGTTAGGGTTAACAATATATTTCATTTGAAGCTTAGCAATGACCTTTCTTCTTCTAGCTTCTATATCTTCATCTATATTAGTGGATAAGCCCACTCTATTTTCCCAAAATTCAAGTCCCCATGTAGCAGTTTGAGGAAATAATTGTAACTCTATTTCTTCATCCAATAACTCTAGATTATCAAATTCGCTTCCTATAGCTTCATATATAGAGTTCATAATTAAACTTTGCTCATAAATAGGGGATAATGTAATAAGCATTTCTCTACCTTTTCTAGATGTTATCATACAACCACCTCGTTAACTATTTCCCCTACTCCAACGACTTGGTCTTGCAATTTTATATTTTCTTTTACATCATTTATAGTAAGATTAGAAAAGTCTTGTATACCTTCATCTGTCAGCATCATAGAGCCTACTATCGCCTGTATAGCATTGTATGAGACTGTTCCACCTAAATCAATCTTATCTAAATATTTGTCTATCTTAGTTTTTAGATTGTTTAGTACAGTTTCCTCATTAAAGCTATTACTAAATATAAAACTAGCTTTTACATTAATAAGTAGCGTTTCGGGTGTTACAACTGTAACTAATGCACCAATAGGAGCTTTCCCATCTCGATTTTGACCTTCTTCTATATTCAATGGATATATATATTCTTGGACCTTATCTATTAATTCTTGTGTTGCTGCTTTCCTATTTTTATCTAGTATTAATACTTTTACTGTCCCTGCACCAGCCCATTCTGAAACTACATAAGCATATCCCACTCCATCTACTTCTTTAGCCCATCTTATATAATCCGAACTAGCTCCACTTAATTTGTCCTCTTGCTCTGCTACAAGAACTCTTTCTCTAAAATGTTCTTCATCTTCTATATCTGTTCCACCTTTGAAATCTTCTTTATTAGTAACTGATTTAATACCATTAATAGAACCTAGTAAAACGGATACACTACCTTTAGACACATTCCCTGTAATTCCTGCAACTCTACACTCTGCTTTAATATCTACTGTTTCATTTTCTCCTATAGTTTTAGTTTCAAGAAGCTCAAATTCTATGCTCTGTTTTTCATCAGTTGCAACAGTAGTTAATATAGTTCCTTTTTTAATTATAGTACCTTGTACACCTGTAAATGTAATCATACCAACCGATTTAGTTGGTTGATTCTTAAATACACCTTTACATTCACCAAGCCACTCTAAGTAAGTTCCATAACTAGTTTGAGGAAATGCTATCTTTAAATTATTTTGTAGCCCTAGTTGTTTTAATTCAGCTATCTGCTCTGCTGTAGGTCTTGTTGCATCATAGATAAAGTCACCCTCCAAAGTACTCACATCTTGAAAATTACTTAACATCCTTTCATGTACAGAGTCCTCATCTTCTGTTAAAAAAATTGGTATAGGTAGCTCTCTTTCCATATAATCACCTACCTTTTATGTTCCCATCTATGGTTATGTTTTCATCATCTATTGTTAGTACATCAAATTCATACTCTACTAACCTGCTATTCTCCAACCAGTTAAAATTAAATTCTCCTACTTCTTTTGTGTAAGGATGCACTAAAATAGTTTCTTTTATTAACCTAGATATTTCAAGCTCTTTTGCATTTTTAGATAAGTTACTAGCGATTAATTCTTTTATTTCACTTCCATATACACTAGAATAAGCTGACCTTTTGTACCTAGGTGTTAATATAGCCTTTTGACACCATTGTTTGTATGCTTGAACTTTATCGCATTTTTTTAATGTTCCATCTGCATTTTTAACAAATTCACCTTTTTCAAAATCAAATAAAAAAGACCCTTTTAGGTCCAGTTCATTCTCATTATTATTTTTTAATTCTACAGTTTCAAAAGTTTCATTTTGAGGAAATAGGTTTGGCATTTACAACCCTCCCAATTACTACAAATTCAGCTCCCATAACGGCTACTAACACCTTATCGCCTATAGTCAAGGGTTTTAATTCTTTTGGAGTTTCTATTTTATGTTTATGTCTATATTCTCCACTTGAAACTTCATCTGAAAAAGTAAAATAATCCTCTTTTAATGTTAAATTCTCTAATACTAGATAATCCTGCATCTCATCTTTATAACCATTAATCTTAAGCCCATTTGCTGTTATTTCTGCAAGTTCGCATCCTATTCCAAAAACTCCATCATTAACACTTTTATTCATTTTTTCTTTCAATATTCTAGCAACTCCATTAAATCTAGCATCAGTCATTTGTATAAAACTTCCTCCTTATATAATCTAGTGTACCAACATTTAATTTCATTTTCGGTTTAGAATCTAGTGTATGAGTGACATCTATAACATAATACTCTTTTCCTTTCAAAGATACCTTATCACCTGCTCTTATTCTGTTTATGTCTACTACGCAATCAACACTTATTGTTTCTTCACCCGAATTAAACATTGCTTCTGCTGCTTTCTTAGCTTCTTTAGCATTTTTTATCTTTTCATCTTGTTTAATCTTTTGTAGTGTTCCATACTTATCTGAGTCCTTCTTATATGTCCCAATTATAGGTGCTTTTGTATTTTCATCTTTACTCTTTCCTAAAACTTTTACACTTGTTACTGCATCATTAAAACTACTTGTAAAGTTTGCATCTTCTAATATACTATCTAATTTATATACATTTGCATTAGTACCAAGCTTAAATAGTTTTAATTTATTATCCATCCTTACTCTAAATAAGTCTCCACCCTTACTCGCTGTTTCTTTTAAGTCTTTTTTAATCATATCTAGTATATTTGTCTTATGTATTACTTTAGCAAGTTTCTTCCCTGTGTTAGCTAAATTGTAGTAAGGTATATTCCATTGTTTGCAGTAGTATTCAATTCTCTGTGTTGCTGTATTTTCTTTAAACGAATATTGTTCCTCTGATTCTTCCATGTAAACTGTTCTTTCTCTGCAAGACAATGTTAGTTTTTTACTCTTTTCACTTCTCCTAGTTTCCCATATGACCCCATCAAATATGATTTCTTCTTTTTTACTCTCATATGCAATGTCAATTAGAACTATTTTATCACCTTTTTTAATCCATATATCTTGAAGTTGTTTAGGTTCTATTAAAGATACATCCATCTTGTATGCAACTCCGTCTATAGCTTCACTTAATGTTATTCCCTCGTTAAAATTTGCAATATCATATTTTCCATTTAATATTATTTTCATTTAGAAGGTATCACCAACTTTTGACCTTTTTTAATTATATTCGGATTTTTACCAATAACTTTTTTGTTTTCGGGTATATTATAAATCTCTGTCCATCTCGAACCTTTGCCTAGAAACTTTTTAGCGATACTCCACAATGTATCTGTAGATGTAACTGTATATATCTTTTGTGTAGTTTGGGTACTTGGTCTATTGTCTTTTAAATCTGTTTTAGCATTACTTTTAGTTTCTTTTTTCAATGTCTCTATCTTCAGTTCTCTATAAGTTCTAAATGTTATCTCAATGTCTCTGTCTTCTTCTCTTCCTGCTGTTTGAGTATTGCTAAAACTAGATATTGTAACTAATCCATTGTAGCCAAAACCAGTTATAATAAGTCTTAAAGGTTCGGCTTGGTCTACCCATTTTTCAATCATTGCCACTACTTCAATTGGATTTTTTAACTCACTGTATCTACAATAAGAAGCGTCATATAAGTTAGGTAAAAATGTTTTAAATGATATTTCTCTTATCTTCTCCCCTTCTTTTTTAATGTCAAATTCGCCTAAGTTTACTATATCTACAGTTTCAAACCTTTTTTCTTTTTTAATAGATAGAGAATCTTGCGGATTTACTGGAAAATGAAAATCTATTTTTTCTTTTTCATTTTTTAGATAAATGTCTATTACCAAGTTATCACTTCCTTTCTAAAATATTTTTGAATATTACACCGCAGTTTTCTTACCATGTATTCACTTCCTTTGATTTTTTGTATAAAAAAACACCTACCTTTTGAGTAAGTGCTTACTATATTCACCATTTTATAATTAAATTTATTCATCCAGCTAGATTTATCACCATTGTGTATAAAAAATTTCATCTTTTTATTGACTATAAAAATATTATAGGCAATATTTTTTCTAATTTGTGGTATAATAAAAGCAAGAAGAACTACAATCTATTTAAGACTAGAGTGGAGTTCGTAAATTAGTGTTTCTTTTTGAACTTAATCTTTAGTTCAAAACTAAAGTCACTCTGGCCGGAGTGGCTTTTTACTTTTTTGATACATATACAAACTATGTAACCGATTAGACTAGCTGTTAAACTAGCTAATACGCTAATCAAAAAATTATCCATACATATACACCTCCCTTCTATACGTTGGGAGGATAATCTTTTGTATGAACTCCACTCTATAAATTGTAGATTACATCTTCTTGCTAAAAATATTATATCATATATTACTTACATATTTTACCTGTTTATTACTTTTTACGTTATAATCACCTACTTTCAACTAAAAAAACACCTACCTAAGTAAGTGTTTTTTAATTATTTTTAATTTTAAGTCCACATAGTTAATATAAAACTAGTGTCTAAACTAAAAAGTATTGCTGGGATATACATATTTACATACCACATAGTTAATATAAAACTTTCAACTATACAATTCTTTTGAAAAACTTCCCTCGCATTTACATTCCATATAGTTAATCTAAAACCAAAAGCAGCTATTGCAAATACTATATCACTTAATACATTTACATTCCATATAGTTAATCTAAAACCAGCAAAAAAGTAATGAACTTGCTACAGCAACACAAAAATTTACATTCCATATAGTTAATCTAAAACTTTAAGTATCTCTAATATCACCTTTCGAGCTTCAACATTTACATTCCATATAGTTAATCTAAAACTTTAAAATTCTAGCTATCTTTAAAGCTGTACGAATGTTATTTACATTCCATATAGTTAATCTAAAACGATTCTCTTGATTATTGTTTGAATCTTGAAATGATGATTTACATTCCATATAGTTAATCTAAAACCTCTGGGATGTTGATAGAACCTATTTTGATAAGGATTTACATTCCATATAGTTAATCTAAAACATATACAGAAACAAATTTAGCTTCATCTCTAACAACAATTTACATTCCATATAGTTAATCTAAAACCATCATATATATTTATTGTTCCCACATTTATAGAATAATTTACATTCCATATAGTTAATCTAAAACAAATGAATTAGAAAAAATAGATAGATTAATAGATGTATTTACATTCCATATAGTTAATCTAAAACCCTTATAGATGTTATAATTTAATTATAAATTACATGATTTACATTCCATATAGTTAATCTAAAACATAATTCATCTTTGTTCAGTAAAACAACTGTAAATGTATTTACATTCCATATAGTTAATCTAAAACTTACAGATAAGGGGTTGTTAAGTGCTGATAGTGTTAATTTACATTCCATATAGTTAATATAAAATCCCAAAATAAATTTAGTATTTCCAATACTTACATATATAGCTTTCTTAAATTTGCAGTGAGCGACCAGTAGTGTTTTTTGGCATTTCATAAAACATACCTGTAATATAGTAATTTCAATCACTACAAGCAATATTTCAAAAAATTGAACACTGCTAAAGCCTTACCTATATTATACCATTTTTTAACATATAAAGCACTTGAAACAACAGAATATCCAAGTGCTTTGTATGTTTATACTTATTTATTTTCTCTTGTTATAAATTCAATAATTCTTTTTTCTTCTTATTAAATTCTTCCTCTGTTATTGCTCCCATGTCTAATAACTCTTTTAACCCTTTCACTTGTTGTATTGCATCATCATTTGATTTTATTTGTTTTTCTTTATTATTTTCTAAATTATTCTTACTTATATTTATTTTTCTCCTTATATTGTCAATAAATTCTTGGCTATGAAAATTAAGTATTGAATCTTCAGCTATTATTTCCCTTAATTCTCCATGAGAAAAATATTCAATACTTATAAACAACTTTTCAGTTTTACTTTTTTTATTTCCAGTTCCTGACAACCCACCAACAATTGTTCCCATAGGACCAAATAAAGTTCCTATAGCTGCTCTTCCAACAACAGACTTATTATTATATGCTATTTCTTTCTCACTATACTTATTTACACTATATAAATCAGAAAATTTAATACGCATTTTTTCTTCTTTTAAAAGTTTGCTCTCAATAACTAAACATGCATTATGGTTGTCAATAATTATACTTATTGCTTCACCCCTACAATTAGGAACTCCAACAGAATTATAGTAATCCATCTTCATTACCCCTTGTTTAACTATTTTATTTTTATTTCTTAATATAGTATCTGTCTTTTTATCTTGCATATCTGCTATATTTTGATTAATTATATTGCATATTTTATCTTTTGAGTTACTTTTAAAATACAATACACTTTTTTTGCTTTCTATAATTAGCATATCATTATCAATAAAGACTTTCTCTATATCTAAAAGTTTTATTTCACTAATAGGTACTTGTTGCAATGTATATACAGATACTAGTTTTTTATCTATATACATAGTACATGTAAGTTCATTGTTAAAATGTGGGTGCCCTTTTATATACATAAGCTTAAAATTCTTTATGTCATCTTTTCGTTTAAAAAAATTCATTTTAATCCCCTCATAAATCAATAGTCTATAATGTTATTATAACATCTATAAGAAGGATTTTTTCAACAATAATTCGACAATTATCCAATGTCTTCTAATGCTTCTCTTAATCCACTTTCCACTTGAGACAATATTTCTTGTATCATTTCTTCTTTGTTATTGCTACCTTGAATATTTATAGATATTCCACCAACATTAATCGCATTACTTCCACTAGAAATTATGTTTTGTGGTTGAGCTTCTTGATAAATTCTATTTTCTGTATTATTAAATTCTTCTTGTTTGGTAGGAAATTGCCTAACATTATTAATAATATTAGAAGTACTATTTTGAATACTATTTGTAGAATTAAAACTAGTTCCTAATTTTTGAGAAATTGGAATTACATTATTACTTGCTTTAGTTCCAAGCATCTGTCCTGCTTGTTCATACAAACTTAATGCTCTACTTCTCTTATTATTAGAAAGAGGAATAACCATTTCGGGACCTGCTTCTCCACAAATACTTGGTTTACTTGCAACTCCACCCTCAGCAAAACGGTCTAATACATTACTTATTCCAGTTTTTACTATACTTACAAAACCAGTTATTTTTTGTGATAATTTTTTTCTTAAACTATCCCATGCTGATTTAATTGAATCCACTTTACTTTTAAATCCATTTTCTACAAGACTTACAAATCCACTTATTTTGCCAGATAATTTAATCTTTAATCCTTGCCACCATAAACCAACTTGCTGAACTTTTTGCTGAAAACCATTGCTTACAAAACTAACAAATCCACTTATTTTTTGACCTACATTAGTTTTTAAATCAGTCCACCATTGTTTTACCTGACCCACTTTTTCTGAAAAACCATTACTTACAAAATCTACAACAGCTTTAATTGGTGCTCCTAAAATACCTTTTATACCTTCCCACAATGATTTAACTACTTCCCCAATTCCTTTGAAAATATCAGAGAAACCTTGTTTTATTTTTTCACCATCACCACTAACTATCCCTCCTATAACTTCAAATATTCCTTTTATTATGTCAATTACACCTTTTATAGCACCTGCTACAGCGTTTATAATAGATGCAATTGCATTAATAACAGAAGTTATAACTAAAACTATAGAAGTTGCTACGCCTTTAAGTAATCCTCCCCCTATATCTCCCAAAGTAGATGTTAAAGAATCTTTTATCTGCTTTAAATAGTCTATAAAAGGTTTAGCAGCTTCTTTTAATTGATTAAAAGCATTCCCTAGCTCTTTGAAAGACGTTCCAACACTTTGGGTTGATTGTTTTAACTCATCCATATTAGTTTTAGTTGCTTTAGTTGTTCCATCATCTTTGATTGGCTTAAACAAATTTGAAAAGAAATCTTTTATTGGTTCAAGAGCTTTTATTAACTCTGCAAAGCTAGATTTTAAGTTATCAAAAACTGTTTTTAAACTTTCTTTTGTTTCTAAAACTTTTTGTTTTAAATTTTCAAAAGGTGTTTTAATATTTTCATTAAATACAGTTTTTAAACCTCCAAAAGCTTCTTTTATGCTATCTAAAGAATCTCCAAAAACTTCTTTTAAATTACTTAATGATTGTTTAAATGTATCTATAGCAGGTTTTATGCCTTCTAAAAGTTTATCTTTTAATTCAGTTGCTTTGCCACCTATAAAATTTATTATATTATTAAATACTTCTGTCGCAGATGTTTTGAGTTCTCCAAATTTCTCTTTAATCTTTCCAATACCTTCACCTATTTTTTGACCTAATGAGCTTATATATGCTTTTGCTCCATTTGATGAGTTTTGCAGTTCACTTGATGCTTTTTCTCCAGACAGATTAACTGGCTGAATTTTTGGAGCTGCTTTAGTAGGATTTTTTAAGAAATCTTTTAATTCATTCCATTTTTTCTTTATACCTTCCACTTTTTTCCCGAATTTTTCGTCTAGAATATCTACAACAGCTTGAATAGGAGAAGTTACAATATCTACTAATCCTTTCCAAATAGAAGAAACAATTTTTATTCCTCCTTCAAATACAGATTTTAAGCCATTTATTATTTGTTTCCCATCACCATTTATTATCCCTCCAACAATATCAAAAACTCCTTTTATAATTGATGTTAAACCTTGCAATACACCTGTTGCTGTATTTACTACAGCTTTTACCTTGTTAACAATTACATTAAATGAATATATAAATTTTATTATGAAAACTGTCGCCAAAAATTGTATAACTGGTGATAAAGCGCTTATAATCATTGAGCTTAATTTAGAAAAAACTGCAAACAAAGGTTTTAACGCATTTATAAGTTCTTTAAATTTACCTTTTATTTGTTCTATAAAAGAATTTAAAGGTTTTAAAAAATTAGATATTGATTTACCTATGTTTTTAATACCATACCTAAAAGTTTCAGATTTTTGATAAGCAAATAAAAATGCTCCTGCTAATACGCCTATAGCTAAAACTATTGCACCAACGGGTCCAAGAACTCCAACTATTCCTCCAATTAGCGTTGATGCTGTAGCTATCTTTGTAATTATACTTATTACGCTAGAAATTACTGTTAAAGCCTTAAAAGCCATAAATCCAGCAATAACACCACCAATAATAGAAATTACACTTTGTAAAACATTTTTTATTTTTTCAAAGTTATTTATAAAATTACTCACAAAGTTTACAATTGAATCACCAACTTTAGGCATATCTTTTGTTAACTGTTCAACAAAACTTCGTGTCATAGGTCCAAGTCTTTGACCTATGCTTATTCTTACATCATCTATAGCACTTTTTAGAATAGTAAATTGACCTGACAATGTATCAAGTTTCATGTCTGCTATCCTTTTAGCTTCTCCTTCACTTTCATTTATAGCTTTTTTTAGTTTATTATAGTCACTTTCACTAGCATTTACTATTGCAGCCCAACCACTTGAAGCATTGGCTCCTACTATATCACCCAAAGCTCCTACTTTCTTCGTGTCACTAAGCTTACCAAGCTTATTTCTAAGTTCATCTATTGTTGCAGCTAAATCTAAACTTCCACTTTTAGTTGTTTTCATTTCTATTCCATATTTTCTCATAGCTGTTGCAGCTCGTTTAGGTTCATTTATAAGTCTTAAAAGACCCATTCTTAGAGAAGTTCCTGCTTGGCTTCCCTTGATAGCACTACTTGCCATCAAGCCTGTAGCTAAAGCCACGTCTTTCATAGATACTCCTAATGCTCCTCCAACACTTCCCATATACTTGAAAGTTTCACCCATTCTTTCTATGTCTGTGTTAGAGTTTGTAACTGTTGCTGCCATAACATCAACAAACATTCCTGTGTCTTTTGCAGTTAGCCCTAAAGCAGTTAAACCATCCATTTGTTATTAGCTCTAAGTTTTTTATCTTAGACTCTAGAAGTTTCCCTCATTTTCATCGGTTTGTCACTTCAAACCTAGATTGGCGTACATTTTCACCCTCATCTAACTTGTTAGGGTATCGACACTCTTGGAGATATTATATTCTGTTTCTAGTTTCAATCTCTACGCTCTACATTACTAATAAACCTTTAATTTATTAGTTAACTCGGTATTAGCATATTTAATTTAATTAAACTTAGCTTCTCTTTTATATACCACAATACTTAAATTTTTCAAGTTGTCGGAACCGATTTTGCCGAATTTTTTTGAAATAAGTTTCCTTATAACCGACCAATAGTTTAGTCACAATATCTGCTGTTAGTGCTAAATCTGTCTGACCTGTTGCTGCCAAATTTAATATACCAGGTAGACCAGCAATCATTTCTTTGCTTTTCCATCCAGCCATCCCCATAAAATACATAGCATTTCCTGCATCTTTAGCTGTAAAGCTAGTTGTACGACCCATTTCCCTTGCCATTGCAGTCATTTCTGCCATTTCTTTTGAATTTGCACTTGATACAGCTTGTGCGTTTTTCATTGCTTGTTCAAAGTCTGCAAATCCTTTTATAGCGCTTCCTACTCCAACGCCACCAATTAACGCTGTTGCTGTTACTGCTAATTGTGTAAACTTACTAATAGTACTACTTATAAAAGAACTTATCTTACCATCTAAGCCACTCAATGTTGGACTAGCTTCATCTTTTAGTTTTACAATTGCTTGGTAAGTTCTATTAGAAAACTCTTGTAATTTACTCTTAGTACGAGAAATAGTATTTAATGCTTCTTCACCTTTTGCTTTAATATTTATTATTGTATTATTCTTGAGCTCTCCTAATTTACTTCTAGTTTGAGAAATAACTCTTAATGCTGGGTCAGCTTTCATATTCAAACTAATTATTGTAGCCGCAGTCAAATTTTGTATCTTAGCTTTTACTTTATCTACAACTTGACTAGCTTTGTCTCTAGCCCTTAATAAAACCTCTCTTTGTCTACTTGTAAGCAAACTATTTACTTTGTTTTTAACTCTATTTACAACACTAGATGCTTTATCTTTTGCATTTATAGTGGTAGATATAGTTCTACCCACTCTTTTTAAGTTGTTGCTAATTCTATTTACAACACTAGATGTTTTATCTTGAGCTTGTATAACTGGATTAGCTTTTATCCTATTTAGTGCTTTCATTCTCTTTTCTGTCTGTTTCATGTATCTTTCCATAGCACTTAATTTACTCTTAGTTTGTTCATCTCCTGTAACATCAATAACGACATCAATATGATACATTTCTTTTTTAGCTATTTCTCTCACCTCACTTTCAGTTTAAATTTTATTTGTTTTTCATAGCTTTATTTTCTTGCTCTATTTCATGTTGTGTAAAAACTCTAAGAAGCTGTTGAGGTGTTTTCTCTCTTTTTAGAAAATCTTCTGGAAGAATACTATGTTTAACATATGCGTTGTATAAAATAGTAATCTTCCCACCTCTCTTTATTAGTTTTTTATATCATCATCACTTAATTCTTCATAAAATCCAGACAATTCTAGTACCTCATCACTAATTAATGCGATTTCTCCTGCTAAGAACTTTCTTCTTATAAATTCAACACCACTAGATACATTCATAGAATTAAGAAGTCTTGCATCACTAAAATTAGGAACTATTGTAGCTTTTTCTATTAGAGCTATATTAAATTCATCTTCCATTAGTTTGCTTTCCCTTCTACCTCTTACCTTAGTAACTTTTGTATATTTTTTTTGCAATGCACTTATCTCTTTTTCTGTTAAAGCCTTAAGCGTAAGTGGTATATCTAATCTTTTTACAAAAATAGTTTTTTCAGGTAATATAGCATCCTCTGTCAATTTCATAATTATATTATCTTCTTGTTGCTTTGCTATTTCCTCTTTAGTAAGCTCTCTTTCTTCTTCTATTCCTTCATTTAAAAATTCTTTATCTAAGTTTGCCATTTTTAACTTCCTCCAATTTTATAGTTTTATAAAAAGTTACACGTAAAATTAATTACATGTAGCTTAAATTTATTTATTATGCTATTTCATCTAACAATTCATATCCTTCGAAAGTTCCATCTATTTGCATCTCTACATTTTCATCAGATTTTATGCTTGCTAGTTGTATTTTATCTACCATACAATTTTTATATCTAATTCTTTCATATCCAACTAATCCAGGATTTTCTATTTCTGTAATTATTTCAAATTTATTAAATCCTTTTTTAATCCACTTAGATGTAGTTTTAAGTACAGTAAAAGAGAAAGTACCTTTTTGAGTAGATGCTTTATTAAGTTCCCATTTGCAACCAATTACTCTAAAAGTCTTTTTATCATTTTCTACCTCAGCTGTAAATTCTGTCCCATATCCTTCTTCTTCTCCATCAATTATTATTCTAGCATTTGAACCATCAACAACATTTGCAGCATCTATAATATTTTCATCATATTTTCCCATATTTTACAACCTCCTTATCCTAGGTATCCTGTACCATATATTTTTTTCATTACATCTACCTTAACAGCATCCCATTTCCAATAAAATTCATCTGCTTTGGCAGTTGCTTGAAGCTCTGTATCTATATCAACATTAAATTCTGATATAATACCTTGACTCATCAATTCTTCAAAATATTTCTTCAATGCACATATAACAGTTGTTTGACCTGTTGCATCATTAAATATCTTACCTACAAACTCTTTTCTTTTTAATGAAGTATCTTTATTTATAGTATTAATAAACATAATATTAGAGATATATCCCATTGCTTCATTCTTATCATCTACATACTTCTTAAATGTATTTACATCATCAACTATAATCACATCTCCATCATCAAAGTCTAAGATTAAAGTACCACTTTTCAAACACTCTTTAACTTCTGATTGACTTAATCGTGGTTCTACTTCTTCAAATATAGTCTTAGCATTACATATACTACCTGTTATACCTTCATTTACAGAAAGAGCAGCAATGTAAACAGCTACTTCACTAGGTGTATATTTTATTCCTTCATAATAGGCTGAGCTTCCAATGTTAACTATATTTTCATCATTGAAACCTTTTGATTTATCATTAATTTGTTTTATATTATCCTCTGTTTTTCCACCTAGAAAAAGTAGTATATCTTTTCCTAATTCTTTGTTTTTAGCTACCCAAGCCTTTGTAGTTTCCTGCAAAGCTTCCTCAGCCACACCATCAAGTGTAAAGCCATCAAAGCTATATCTTTCAAATTCTTCCAATGCTTTTAAATAAGATTCATTAGTAATCGACGTACAACCATCATTTCCACCCTCTAAAGCTTGATTTACTACATTTGCTAGAGTTGTATCGCTATCAGCTACTTTAGTTGCAACCACATATTCATTATCTAAATTAGAGTTTATTTCTAGCACTATTTCATCTATAGTACCTTTAACTGAACTAGAAAATAGTTGTTTAGTCCCTTCAAAGAATATAAAGTCTTTTTTATCTGCATCAACTAAATTAGATTTTATTGTTATGTTAAAGTTTCTAGATGTTGGATACTTAGTTTCTAGCTTAATTATATCTTTTGCGGTATTCTCTGTAGTATCTTTTAGTGTTAATGTACCCTTCTTCTGATTTCCATCTACAAGTCTATATAATAGCAACTCCTTTACATTCCCTAACAAAGCTAATTTACCTAATTTGTAGGCTGAATAACTCATATCATCACCAAATAGAGTTTTAAGCTGTCTCAAATCATTTTTTATTGTTACAACCTTGCCAACTTCTCCCCAATTTGATTTTATTGGCATTGCTAATCTACCTTTTAAGCCTGTATTTGTAGACTTTTCTGCTTGTGTTTTAAAGCGATTATAAAATCCAGGTATTTCTTTTCTCTCTTTTTCATTCCATGTGCCAGTTGCCATTCTACTTCACCTCTCTTTCTAAGAAATCTTTTATTAATTTCTCAAATTCTGCTTTTGTAAGTTCTTCTTTCTTACAATTAAATAAAGCACCTGCAACTACCATCTTTTCGTAGCCAAGTGCTTCACTATTTTTTAAGAAATCTTCTTTCAAATATTTTTCTTCCTGCTTACTCACATTAGTCTTTTTATTATTTGTTTCAGCCAATCTTTGCACCTCCTATCTCAAATTTCCACTATTATAAATCGCATTCATAATAGGTCCTTCTCTTTTTATTTTTCCTATCATTTTAAATATGACTGTTAATTGTCCAGTTGTAAACATATCTGATTCCCTATCCTCAACCACGCTAACAAGAGTTAAATACATGTTCTTATCTTCTCTAAGTCTTACTCTTTTATCTATTATTAACTTTGTTTCCAATGCTTCAAGAAGCTTAATAATTTCATCCTTATTTTTGCTAACAACATGACATTTCATAGTTTTAGTAATCTCGATTAAATGATAGTTAATTCTTTTATTTTCAATATTTGTAGTTCTCCATAAACAACAAGGTGCTATAAAGTTTTTCTTCCAATTATCTTTGTAACTCTCGATTTCTAATAAATCTTTTGTGTACTTAGATAAAGCTTCTACCCATCTATCACTAGTTATATCATCTTTGTCATCTAAAGCTATTACACTAAACCTTAAACACCTTATTATAGCTTCCCATTCTTCATCTATAACATCTTGACCAACTGCACCTTCATAAATACAAGTAAATACCTCGTTAGATGTATTATCTGTTATAGTTTTAAAATCTAAAGTTTCTATGACTTCTTTCGTAAGTTCATCCAACTTATTAAATGTAGTCCTTTTCTCATATAGCCAAATATTTATGGTCCTTCTAAAACCTATAACATCACCCTCGTTGTCAGCATCTTCACCTTGAACAATTACAGCATATGGTTTTATAGTCTTTTTATTAGGTACAGTTGGTTCATAACAATCTTTAAGCTTTGGTATGTTCTCAATTAAGGCTTTTCTTATTCCTGCTCTCATATTATTTACTCCAATGTCCTTCTATTAATTTCCCTATCTTAGGCATATTCCTACTAATTGTGGACTCTAAAGAATGTGTACCTTTAGTACCAGGATGTTGAACCTTCATAACAGGATGTGAAGCTCCATTCCAAAACAAAGCTTTTGCATTTCTTGGTTTTATAATATGAGGTGCTGAACCTTCCTCTAAAACAGTTCCATAGTCAACACCATGACCTAACCTAACAATGTATTGATTTCCTCCACCTAAGCTAGTTCCTGTTATACCTTGTCTTGCATTTCCTGTCCTATCAGTCCATTTTGCACTATTTTTAGCTTCTCCTTCTAACATAAAAGCTATATTCATACACAGAAGTGGCATTGTAGCCTTTTTTCTATCAATTTCATTTATAGCCTTAGTAAACACACTCATACTAAACCACCTCTAATCTAGCTTTTCAAGACCACATATATAACCACAGATTTTGCCTTCAACTACAACAGGATTTACATAGTTTAATTTCATAGTACCTTCAATACATTTAAATGTTATATTACTTTCAGTATTCAATCTTAAATCAGCTTCTTTATCTGTAACCATACCAAAGTTTTTATTTTTATAAGCTGTGCCAATAGTTTCACTATTTATTACTGTATCATTAGTTTTTTCGGGATATATAACTACTGTTAATTCTTTTACTTCATTTGTAACCTCAATAGCCCCATCTACTATATTTTTCACTTCTTGCTCTATAGTTATTGTTTGAGGATTTAAAGCTATTCCTCTATTGATAGTCTTTATTATCTTATCAGCTCTTAATTTTCTCATTGCCCATCAACTCTTATCATAGATGTTTTATATCCTGTGTTAGTTGTTTCATTCTTTGATTTTTCTTCTAAATAGTCAGTTTTATATATATCTGCTAATGATAACCAGTATGAACTATTACTACTCTTAGTTTCTATAGGGCCTATTTTAATACAATCATCTGTAGCACCTTTGAGTAAACAACCTCTCCATGAAGCTTTTAAAACATTATTCTCATTAGATTCTAATAACATCACAAGTTGTTCATCTGTAAAATAAGGATACTCTTCTTCTTGCAAATTAAGTTTTAATTTATCTAAATTGGTAATAGACATATCTACTCACCATCTTTTTCAAGAAGCTCATTATCACTATTATTCTTTTCTTCAATTTCTCCTATGACTTCTATATATCCTTTTTCTTCCATAGATTCTTGGTCTGCTTTTCTAATCTCAAATACATCACCTATTTTATAGCATCCATTATCATACTTTAGATATACCAAAGCTTTTACTTGCATTAAATTATCTTTCTTTTTAGCCATAATTATCACCCCCTTAATTATGCTACTGTAGCGAAGAAACATTCATCAGCACGTTCAAAGCTTGGCATACCTAGTTGTGATACCTTAGTTTGAACTGTTACTGGGTCAATTAATCTCATTGTTGTTATAGCAATACCAGTTCTAACAACAGAACAATCTAATTTAGAACCATATACTTTGTCAGCTTCTTCTGGTGTTGTACCATAATAAGTTTTTCCTAAATCTCCATCTGGAATAAAAGTTATTTTGTTATCAGGGAAATAAGATTCTTCACTTTCATCTTCTAATTTATATGTTCCACTTACTATGGCAACAGATAAACCAACTTTATTTTTAAGATAATTTTTAATCATTTCATCAGTTAAAATAACTCTACCATCTTTATCTATATCTAATTTAATAGCTTTATTTTTAGCAAAATACCCAAAGGTTTTACTTGTCATTACCATTCTCTTAGGTAACGGATTCCCTTCATCTCTCATTATTCTCATCCATCTTTGAATATCTCCTATAATATCTGCATCTGGATTATCCCATGTTGCACTTCCAGTTAACACTTCTTTATGATTGCTTGGAACTTCAAAGTCAAATACTAAATCTCCATCTTCTGATACGATATTTATTACTCCATCAGCTAGCGCCTGCATTCTCATTCTTTCCATTTGCATATCGCCACCATCTACAAGAGCTAAATAATTATCATATATTTGTGAAATTATCATTAGTAACAGTTCTTTATTTTGAGCTTGTGAAGCTAAAAGCAATTGTTGTCTGTCTTCCTCATTTACAAGAACACTCTCTTTAAAAAATGGCATTCTCTTTGATTTAACTTCTATTTGAGCTTTTAATGCTCTTATTTTTACAGCAACATCAAAAGTACTTTGTTTTAACACTACTGGTTTTTTCTTCGCTCCCTTAATATATTTTAGGTCCATACCTATTTGCTTTTTTCTTGGAAATAAAGCTTCGCCTATTAACATTTCTAGTGGTAATTTTTTTATATATTTAGCTATCTCCTTAGAATCTATAAAGTCTTTCCAATCCATTTTAATTCCTCCTAATATTTATTTTATAAAAACATAATCATTTTCATTGCTTGTTTTGCTTCTTCTGGTATAGCTGTTGGCAAGGTCTTTTCATCTATAAATCCAAATATAAATACTGGAATACTTTCATTCCCATTTGAATAAGTAAAATCTATATCTCTATATACTAAACCAAAAGCCTTATCATTTGTAACAGTTGTACCATCTACCAATTTTCCATCTTTTGATATTAATGTACCTGCTTTTAAAATTCTCTTTTCATCTACTATAGCTACATCGGTTTTTTTCACTTTAATATTTACATTTTGAAATAAATTTCCTGCAAATTTTAATATGGTTTTATTTTCCCCCATGTAAATCTCAGATTTTTCTATACTCATATATTTTCCTCCTATTCTTCTCCAAAGAATTTCTTTTGAGCTTCTATATTTTCACTTTTTACTTTAGAGTTAGCTAACAACTCACCTATACTACTTATTTCGCTATCATTATCAAGTAATGATGTTGTTCCACCTTCTAGTCCTCCAGTTCCTCCAATTTCATCACCTCCTTTGTTTTTTTCATTATTGAATAAATAAGAATCGCTTTGTTGATAAGCTTTTATTTGCTCATCTAAGCCAATAATTTTACCATCTACAAAGTTAATATTCTCTTTATTTATTAAAGCTGCCAAAGCTTTTGGGTTTCTAGGATTGTAACTTTCAATAGCTCTATCAAAAGCTGTATTAAATTTTAAAACCTCTATTTCTTTTTCTGCATTTTCTCTAATTTCTTTATTTGCATTTTTAAGACTTTCAATTTCATCTGATAACTCTTTGTTATCTTTAACTTTGCCTTGTAAATCATTTAATTGCTTATCTCTATCTCCTATTTGCTTTTTATACTCTTTAATCTCTTTATTAGCATTTTCTAGCTCTGTCTTTTCAACGTATCTAGGACTTTTAATATTATCTAAAAGAAGCTTATTTTCTTTATCTTTAGATAATTTTTCATAAACTTTTTGTCCTTCTTCATCTCCAAGCAACTTTTTAAAATATTCTAACATTCAATTTCCTCCTTAAAATTAAGCATAATAAAAGCACTCATTAACCTTTAATTAATAAGTGCTTACTTTACTTTTGTATCAATTCTTTTAACTTTTCTTTGTACTCAGCATAACTATTGTATTCATCATAGTTAAAACCAGGTGCATTTTTACCATACTTTTCTTTATATAATCGTCTCAACTCTAACAGTTTTTTATCTTTTCTCATTTCTTCAAGCAATCTAAATCCCTCCTAGCAATTCATTAAATATTTTATCTAAACTATTTAAATGTTCTTTGATAAAACCATTTATTTCTTTATTATTTTGATACTTTAGTGTAAATAAATTAGCAAATATTTCTTTTTCTTTATTTCTGTTTTTACTCCAATACTTTTCGCTATGAGTTGCTAATAAATCCTCAAATTCATTATTAGATAATGCTCCTAATATATCACTAATAAATTCATTGTTGTACAACTCATTAGAATTAGTATATATACTTTGCAGGTTCTCAATATTCTCCATAACATATATAGAGCTACTTTCAATAGCTTTTTGGAACTTAATATTATTATAGCTCTTAATTTCTTTTATATCAATTCTATGTGCAAACTCATGAAGTAAAGCAGCTTCTTTATTATAAGATTTAAATTCCCTGATGTTTGGATTAATACCAACTAAATCAACCTTAGTGTAATAAACAAAAGGTATTTTTTGACTATTATCTATTATTATTCTGTTTGGATTTACATACTTATTAATATATTTCTGAACCTGTTTAGGTGCTTTCTTCGACTTATTCTTGATTGAATTAGTAATGTTCTTTTTAATTCTATCATCTTTACTATTTGCAGTTATTTTATTCTTTTTATTTCTTTGTTTCTTAATGACTGGAACATTATTATTTTGATATATTACTCCATCAAACCAACTATCAAGAATATCATTATCTCCACCAGTTACCCAATCATTCATCATTTTAGAAGCTTCATTGATTGTTATAATTACTTGAACTGGATAACATAAACAATTAGGGTGTGGAATAGGATACTTTTCGGGTGGGAAAACTCCCTCACCTAGCCCAAAACGATTTTGTTCTGCATACTCGTCACATTCATCCTCGCCCCTCCATTTTACTTGTCTAATATAATGTTGTGAGCTTAAATTCCATTGTAATCCTACGCAGAAAGGATTATTTATTGCATTTTGAACACTTGTTTCTACAAAAGCATGTGTTATAGAGGTTCTAGCAAGTCTCTGAGCTTGATAAGATATACTTTTATTCATTCCAACTTCTAGTGTTTTAGCTTCTGTTTTTCTAACTGGATTAATATAATTATCTAAGTTCTTTGCTAAAGTCTTTGCATTAGCGCCTCTTGCAACATTAGCTTTTATTAATCTATCAATGTCTTTTCTATTTTTATTACTATAGCCCCAAATTTTACCATCTAATGACCTTTTATCTTTATAAAAGTTACCTGTAACTAGTTTTTCCACTACGCTAGTAGTTGTCTTTATACACATAGCATCACATGCAAGATTTATAGATTTATTTGGAACTATTGATTGATAGTAATACATTTGTAATTCTTTAGATATATTAGAAGCTTCTATTACGCTTTTTTCTGTAATAGGTACTAATCTTTGATTTAACTCGTTAATGTACTTCTCGATTGATTTATTTAGCTTTTTTAAGTATTTAGTACTTAGATTTAACTCTTTATTTTTAGCAATATCACTTAAAATAGTTTTACTAGCATCCTTGTAGACATTTAATATATCTAATTGTACTTTTTTATCTAATAATAAAAGTTTTTTTCTAGCTTCAAGAACTTTCTTTGTATAAGCATTGTCCTTCATAACAACACCTCATTACTCATCACTATTATTAGATTTACTATTTAATTCTTCGTCAATATCATCAACTTCTATATCTGCATCTTTTCTGAATTGGTCTTGTTCTACTGATTGTATCTTTTCATTATCTTCTAGCACTTCATTAAATGCTTCCTCATAATCTTCATCATCTCCAAATTCTTTTATATAATTTCTATGACTTCTAACATTATTATTAACTTCTTCAAGTGCCAATCTTTTTGAATCTTCTTCATCTTCTGGAATTGGATAATTTTTATTTAATACAATAGAAAACATTAAATCATCCCAATCATGATTCCAATCATCATAACAATTAAATTTACTACAAGCTTCAACTATTAATCTTAACATGCTTCTTATTGCAGGTTCCCAATCATTCCACTTTTCTGAACATCTTGCAATAAGCTCTGTATATAAATATTTCAAAGCTTTAGCACTAGGTATATTCTGTAATTGTTCAGGTCTAGGTATCGCTAATTTTTCATACATACTATCTTCAAGTCTTTTAAAAAAAGAGTTTACAGGGTCTGCATTTGAAAAACTACTCTCAACCCTATACGCTTGTGCTTGTTTTCCTTTTTCTGAACCTTCTTCAAGTGTTTTTAATGCCATTAAAGCATTCGGAGCAATCTTACAAGCATTAACTGTTTCTTCTGTCGCATCTACTACAACAGTTTGCCCAAACATCAGAAATTTTAAAGAGTCATTGAAATCTGATAATCTTTTATTATAGGTATCTTGTAATGGCTTTAAATCCTCAATATCGCTAATGCCTGTGATATTTGTAATACTTTGTTCATTAACAATTACCCAACATGGTATTTTAGAAAGCTTGGTATCACTTTCTTTTACTTCAATAGGTTTAGATAAGTTATCACCTTTGAACTTTTCTATCTTTATAAAGCAGCTTTCTTGATTACTGACATTACTTTTTTTCATATAGTAAGTATATCTATACCATATTTGTTTTGCCGTTACTTCTTTTATAGTTGATGAATCAAATCTAACAAATACAACTGACTTTAATTTTGTAATATCATTACTATCAACTTGATATTTGAAATCATTTATAGAATGATAAAAGAGTCTTATAGGTTGATTTGGTTTAGCTTCTAACCTTAATAAGACTCTTTTTGTTATAGTTGCTATCTTAAAAGCTTTTAGTGTGTTGCTCCAAAACTTGCTGGCATTTAATATTGAATCAATATACTGCCTTAATTCCTCACATGCTTCTTTATGTTCTTTTTCATATGCTTTAAGTATTATAGTTGGCTCTTTTCCAAACATAAAACGAGCTTGTTTATTTATAAGTGGTTTTACCTTATTATCCACAATTTGAGAAGGTGTATAGTCTAGGTTATCAAAAGTAATCCAACTTTGACCTAAAAAATCATCATCTAACAGTCCCATAGTTTTATTTCTACATTCACCTAGATAAAACAAAAAATCTCTTTCTGCATGTTTTCTATCTCTTAACTCTTTTTCATCTAAATTGAGTAAGATATTTTTTATATTCACTAAAATACAGTCCCTCCTTTCTTATTATATTGATTTTGTATATTATTTTTCTTCAATCCTAAGCCTTTATTATAGATTTCATCATCATAATTAGGTTCTTTTCCTCCAAATAATATTGTATGAACAAAATATCTAATTGCATCCATGGCATGGTCCATTACTTTAACTGGTTTATCTTCTCCATATTCTAAAGCTTTTTCATCCCAAACATAAGAAAAGAACTCCTTAAATATATTAGAGCAACAATCATTAAATTTAATCATTTCTCTATTTAAAGCAGTTCCGACATTTCTTATTCCATTTAGTACATCATTATTACCCTTTTTAACTCTATACTTTCCTTTATCTCTTATCAAAGTTATAAAAGAAGCTGCACTTGGGTCTATTATTATAGCTTTAGGATGTATATTCCCTAAAAAATTTACTAGCTCAGTATAATATTTATTATCTGAATTTTGTTTTCCTTCTTTTCTTCCGTCGTAATAGTATTCTTTGACTGCATACCAAACATCTTTACATTTGCCCCATAATATAAATACTGTAGCGTTTTGAGTACCATAATCACATGATACATAATGCTCTGTGTATTCTCTAAGTTTAGTTAGTACCTTATGTATCTTCTCATTAAACATATCATAGATAACACCTTCGGCTTGACACCAAAGACCTAAAATATATCTCTTATAAAAGACACCTGTAAACATTCTTTTAAACTTATTTTTAACTTTCTCAGATAAAGATAAATTATCATCCATTGTGAAATGTAAATAACAGATTAATTTTTCTTTTACTTTGTCTATAAATTCAGTTTTAATAAAATGATATGGACCTGCAGGGTTGCAGTTCATAAATATTTTAGAGCCATCAACAGAGCAACGACCAATCATTTGGTCAACAAAGTTTTTAGGAAATAAAGCTACTTCATCAGCTAAAGCCCCTGCTGCTGTCAAACCTTGTAATTTATCTTGGGAAGCTTCATTGTTAGCATCATACATATAATATGTATTACTACCAATTACTAAAAAATTTTCTGAACGATTGTACTCAAATCGCCAACCCCAAGCATTTAGTATCTGTTTCATAGGTTCAATAACATTTTTCTTTAGTGAACCAATAGTCTTTCCTGCAATTATGAAGTTTTCTACTTCAAAATTAGTTTGTGTAAACATTAAGAAGCTACAAATCATAGCTATAGTTTTACCACTTCTTATTGCTCCATCAGCAATGATAATGTCATAGTCCTTATATTTAGAACCTTCTCTCCACCAGTTGAGAAGTTTTAATTGTTTCTTTGAAAAAGGTTTAAATTCAAATCTCTTTTCTTGTCTTTTTTGTTTTCTTCTAAGTAGAGCCATTTTTGCACTCTCCTTCTTCTTCTTCAAATAAAGCTTTTATATCTTCTTTACTCATGGTAGTAGCTTCTAAGAAGCTTTGTATAGCTTCTGAATTATCGTCTTTATCATCACCAAACAACTTAATTTTCTCAAGCTCTACTTTAGTTCTCATTGTATCTATTCTTGTCTTCTGCTCCTCTGTAGCCAAATTCCAATCCTTATGAATCATTTCATCATACTGTTTAATTAAACTTCTAAGTTCGCTCATAGCTCTACTCTGTGCATTAAGAAAAGATGCTTGCCTATCCCATGCAAATTGAAATTCATACTCTATCTTCTCACCATTTTCTGTGCTTTCATGTTTCTTTAATTCCTTAATCATTTCTTCTTTATCTTTAACATACATTATCTTTTGTGCTCTTATTATTGCTGCATATTGAATTGTTATTTGTTCCCAAAGAATATCAAATTTATCTTTATTTTTTATCTCATTAATTAAATCTTGGGTTTCTTCGGGTAAGTATTTTGAGAAGAAACCAAACTTTTCAGCATTCTTATTCTCTTTTGGAGCACCATGGCCAACTGAATTTTTATTAGAAAAGGGTGCACCCCTTTTATTTATAGGTGCACCCTTCTTTTTTTCTTTTGACCAGTTATACCTTTTTATCCATGACTTTAAAGTGTTTAAACTAATGTCATACTTTGATGATATTTCCTTTTGTTTCATACCTTTTAGGTAATCCTTTTTTACCTTTTCTTTGACATCTTGCACATCACCACCTCGTTTTTGTTTGTTTTGGGGATAAAGATTATTGCAATTTATTGATTACTTCTTCACTTCCAATTTTTCTATTAATCTCCTCTAAACATTTATTAAAGCATGCTATTATTTCATATTTCACATCTTCATTGGTTAAGTTACCAATAACTCTATTATCTAAAGAAAGTTTTATATCAATTGAAGTATCTACTCCATTCATAATAGAGCTATTAGAACATAAGATATCAACTTTAGACTGGACTAGAATATTTAATTTTGGTTCAGTTTTTTCTTTATAATCATTCATAATTTATTCTCCTTCTTAATTTATTGTATAAAAAAAGACCATCTATAAAGATAGTCATTTTAGATTTTATGTATTTTTATTTTTTTAGATATTTTAACATTTGAACTAAATAGTCCCCATCTAACGAATCTGTTTCGTCTTTATCAAGGCTTCTTTTTCCAAAGTCTACAAATCCATTATCCTTATAAAATTCAATTAATTTAGGTTTATCTTCACATTCAAGGTACACTATTTTCCCACCCATATCTAACTGTACTGCTTTTATCTTGTCACATGCAATTTTTAGAAGTTCATCACCCTTGATTAATTTATTATAATTATTTGAATAATTCTTTCCTATTTGCCCTATCAAAGGTGCTCCAATAATATATCTTCTTAGTTCTTCATTGTATTGTCCAAACTTCACTATTTTCCTAGCTAAAGAGTTTGATAATGTTTTTCTTTTTATTGTAAAATACTTATTAGCTAGAGTGAAATATCCAACTATAACAGGCTTGCCTTTATAAGAAGTTAGCACTAAATGTGTACTAGCCAAACCTTGTTTAGAAAATTCAATAGCTTTGTTTTTTAAAAATTCTTCTACATCTTTATTAAGGGGACAAGAAAAACTGGAGAGAATTTTTTTAACTTCTTCTTCCTCCAGCTCTCCTAGCATATTACTTAAGTTTACAATTAAATAGCCACTCATTAAAATCTCCCGAATATATCCTTTATTTTATCTTTTGGTACTTCTGAACATTTTTTACTTAATACAACTTCTTTTTCTTGTTTATTTTTAGCATTTTCTAGAGCTGATACTAGATTTCTTCCAAATGCCTTTTTTCTTACATCTACATTTTTTAAAATACTTTTTGTAGCCATAAGTACCACCTTCCACTTCACTATTATAATTTAATTATACTGACGTTACGTTAAATATGCAATACATTTCGAGGAATTATCAGTTGGCATTTTGTACATGATTTTATTATTATTATTCACAATATGTACATTTTATATAATAAAATTACTGTTATTTATAATTAATTTAAATAACTTACACTATAAAAAATTATGTCATATATCTTATGTATATTAATTCAAATGCTTGCTAAGTATTTAATTTTAAGTATGCACATTATAATATACCTAAACAAATAGTATTATGACAATAAAAATTTCTTTTTTCTTTTTAAAAAGTAAAATGCTAAGTTTGGAGTAAACTTAGCATTTTTAGTAGGGAGATACATATATTATGTCGCAAGTTCTAAGAATCGAACCTAGATTAAACACCAGTACCTGCATGGTGAGTGAGGTTACCAAGCCCCACTCGGTTTTAGACTCTGAATTAAGATACAAAATATAAAATTTTGCCCTCAATTTCTCTACTTTTAGTGTATCCGTTGATTAATATTTGAACATAGTTAGAATTGAACTAACAGCATCCTCATGCCCTGCCTAGTCTGTTCGTAGTGACTAGGGCAATCCCTTAACCCTAGTCAAATATTAAGTTTTGAGAGGGAAATCTTTATTTCCACAATACTATTATCTCATGCTTTTTTAATCAAAAAGGGGAGAAAGTAGGGAATAAAGTGGGAATTTCTGGGGAAAAACTGGGGAATTTTCTAATTTTTAAATAATGGTAGTTCATTTTCCTTAATTCTTGGATAAAGCATATCCATAATTTTATACACTAATCTTTCCCTCACACATCTACATGTTTTTCTATCTGAGTTCATCTCTAAGGATATATAAACCATACTATTTTTCATTCTGCTATTATAAAACAGTTTAAAAAAATGTTCTTCTCTTATATCTAAGCATGTAAGTGCATTTTCTATTTTCTTCTTTTCTATTTCTTTATCTTTTTTCAGTTTTTTCAATCTAGTAATATCTCTTTCTTTTTTTATAATCTCATTCTCAACAGTTGAATTAAAAGCATATGTTGGACTTACTTTTTCATCATATCCAACAGCCTTACACCCAAATATCTCATTTTCTCTACTTTCTATATCTAATTCAAGATTCTTAATTTCTGCACTTAAAAATTTATAATGATGTAGTCTACCTTCTACTTTTTTAAATAGTTCTTTTTTATTGATATTATTATCCATACTTCCACACTCCTGTTTATGTTATAATAATCTTGGATAAAAGCTTTATATTTTTGACAAGTGGAGTGTGAAAGCACTCCTTTTTTCTTTTTATTAACAGAAATTATCTTTTTCAAAGAAACTAATCTGACTTGTCTTTCTTTCAGATTTTATAATTCTTATTGATTCATCTATTAAGTTTAATGAATTAAGTAATACATCTTTTGGTATATCCTCCCATTTATCAGCACCTAATACCAATAGAGTTCTTTTCTTAACTAATTCAAATTCTTCATTAACTTTTGATATACCTAGTCTTTCTTTTATATAAGAAGATATATCATATTTAGTTTTAGAGGTTGGTCTATAATATTCTGAACACTCTTTTTTAAGTTGCTCTATTTGGATATTATGTTTAACTTCCATCTTAAGTAATGATTCATTCACAATAGTATTAATTTGACTAAGCTGTGAATTTGATAAGGTTCTATTGAGCAACTTTTCTAATCTTATAAAATATCTTCTTATTTCTCTCCCTTTATTATTGTTTTGTACCATAGCAAGTTCTTTTGCTACATCAAGCTTCAATACATATTCTTTTGAAGGTCTCCCACCAGTTGAGTTTTTCATATTTTTGTGAAAAACCGAATAATCCTCATTTTCCTTAAATCCATATTGTTTAATTCTATCTTCAATCCAGTCTATAAACTGTCTCTTAACTTCTAAGTTATTATGTAGTTCTCTTGCAAAAACTATTTTCTCTCCTGTATCAGTTTCATAAACTGTAACTAAATCATCTGCTACAACTCTTAAATTTTCATTTGTCATAATCTCATTCATATTTATAGTCCTCCTTAAATAACATCTTCTAATATAACCTCAACCCTGGGATTATCACTATAATATTTACTAGCTACAACCTCAACAATCTGTGTATCATCCTTATAAGCTATCTCATTGAGTGAATCAGCTATAATCTTTACCACATTGTCAATATCGGGTTTCTTACTAGGTCTTAACACATTATTTCTTTTCTGCTCTTTAACCTTTTTACTGTTACTTTTAGCTATAGAATAATAACATCTTAAAGTCATTTTTATATAACCTGTAAAATAATACTTAACTTTAGATTGATATAACCATCTTATTAGTCCCTCATAATCTCTAGTCTTATTAGGTGTATAGGTCCTTTTAGTAGCCAAATTAAATCTAGGTCTTTCTTTGCCAACTGGTTCCCCATCTATTACAAGAAAAACTTTCATTTTTTCACCTTCTTAGCCTTCTTTCTACATTCCTTACAACAATAAATCTCCTTAGATTTTTCCTTAAAATAAAATAACTTGCCACACCAACTGCATCTTCTTCGTTTCATAAAATCACTTCCTATTTAGCGTAAATCTTCTAGCTCTAAGTGAGAGTTTTTTATTAATTCTTCTTCTAGAACTTCCAAACACTTATTTTTATTTTTTAAAATACTATTTGTAGAACGGCATTTTACTGTAATACCAGTTGGAATATGAGTAACTTCAACAGAATAATCTTTACTTTTCACCATTTTCAAATCTTTAGGATGTATAGTATATCCGTTTTCTAATTTATATAGCTCATTTTTACCTTCAATGTAACTTTCACACACTTTCAGGTTATTAATTTCAATTCTTTCAAGCATACACATATCTTCAAAGTAGTTTTTACAATTATAATTTTCACAATATATATTAGCCATTTAACGCACTCCTTTTATAAGCCAAAGTAAGTCTATAACATTCTAGTTTCATTTATAAACTTCACTTTGACTATTTAAATTATTTAAATCTTCTCAATAGAAATCTACACTTACTACATCTATCATATTGCAGTTTCTGCATCTAAATTCTATGATGTCATTTGCTACATCAAACATTCCTATAGCTACATTTTTACTTCCGCATTCATTGCATGCTATATCAAATAACTTATCTTTATGTGTAATATTTTTAAGCAAATATAGATGTTCTCCCTCTAGCTCATATTTTTTACAACATTGTTAATTTCATTTTTATTTAATTCTCTTTTACCTCTGTTAATTGCATATATATCCTCACAACTAATATTTAATCTTTTAGCCATATCAGATATGTATTCGCCTTCTTCTTCCCTTATTTCTCTAATAAGCTCTCCTAGTTCAGTCAAGATTTACACACCTTCTCTAGCCAATTTTTACATGCTTCACTACAATTTTTACTTTCACAATCTCCTTTATTACTTTTACAACTGCCACAAATCTCTTTTCCAAAACTTTTATATACTTCTCTTTCATCAAGATTATTTGACTTGCACATTTCTTTATTAGTCATATGAGCACCTTCTAACTTCTTAATTCTCTCCTGTAACTTTAATCAATGCTTTTTTAACTTGAGCAATTTCATCCTTAAATCTATCAAAACTTATCTCAATTTCTTTTCTTAACCATTCGTTCATATTTCCATCTTTGAAAACTATTGGAATTTCAATTCCATCTTTTCTAATAATAAAAACTTTTACTTCTTCACATTCTTTTAGTTCTTTTAGATAACTCTTAATTTCTTTTTCATCTATTTCAACTTTTTTCATTACTTTACTTGCTGGTCCAAGCTTATTTAATACAAAATTATCTTTATTTTCCATTGTAGCCCCCTTATTTTTCATTATAGAAATTAACATTCTTAATAATTATATCTATAGACCCATTTTGATTTTGTCTTACTGTATATTTCATTGGGTCCTCAAAATCAGTTAAGTTACCTTTTATTTCAAAACCATTGTCAGTTTTTATATTTCTCTTTTTAAGCTTTTTTTCAACCCATTTTTTATCTATGCTAAAACTTTCATCAAGACCCTTTTCTTCCATATGTTCTTTAAAACTATTTTTTAACTCATCATCTTTAATTGATTTATCAACAAAATCTTTTATATCAATTTCATGCTTTTCTTTCAAAGTATAATTTAATATACTTCTTATGTCCTCAGCTTGTTTTATATCATTTCCAAGAACATTAGTTATCCAATTTTCAACTGTATCTTTAAACTTTTTAGTCCTATACTTATCATCTTTCACTCTAGTAGCATTTAGAAACTCTGTAACAAACTTAGAATTAGCTTCTTCCTTCTCTGCATCCTTATCCAATACTTTTAGATGATATTCGTCATTCATTCCACTCAATCCAACCAAAGCAGCAATTTTAACCGTCTTAGTCTCTTGTATATTAATTTCATTCTTAGACATTTGTATATTAAATTTATCATCTTCAAAGCTAATAGAATGAGTATACGAATTATTGTAATCAAGCTTTAATATAGCAACTTTCTTTTCATCTTTTTGAGAGTATAAGCAAATTGCTAAGTCGCAAGATTCTAATATAGCATTCAATTTCATAACATCAAATAAATAAGCTGCAATCTCTTTAGAGTTATTTAAAAATGAACTTTCATCATAAATAATTTGTTCACAACACTTCTTAATTAGATTGTTACTATAGTCATTAAATACTGCTGTTCTGATGTCATTATCTCTTGATACTTTGCTTATTTTCTTTTGAAAGAAAGCTTCAATATCTTGACTAACCCTACCCTCAAAATCATTTAGTATTGGTGTATCGCTATTCTTATCTAAAACATGTATTATAAATTTGTGTATTATCATATTTCAATTCCTCCATCACAATAATATTCAGCCATTTTTTGACTTCTAGTATCTTTTATAACTTCTTCAACTTTATCTATTGTTATAAATAATATCTTGTCATCTTTAGCTAATAATTCTGCTTTTTGTTTTAACATTTCTTTACTACCATATGTGTAATGTATTCTTCTATTTTCTAACAACAATCCCATTTGCCATCTGAGTATATACTTTGACATTTATTCACCCCTTATTTTCATTTGAGAGTTACAAAACACTTCAAAAATATTCATACTAAAAGACATTTTGCAACTTTTAGCCCATTCTTTTTGCTATTTCATATACAACATTTGCAGTAACAGCATTTCCTGCTTGCTTGTACAGTTGACTATCTGAGCATACACTTGCTGCTCTTTCGTAATATTTATCCGGAAATCCTTGCAACCTAAAGCATTCCTTTGGTGTTAACCTTCTTATATCTCCATTTTTCAAAATTCCATGTTTATCTTGAGCTGTCAATGTGAACATTGGTTCTCCGCTTTCTTTAATTCTACGACCATTTTGTCTTTTATTTACCCTATCGGGCGTTAAAACTGCATTAACTAAAACTCCACTATTATCACAATTTCTATTTGTCACACCTGCATTATATTTTGCTTTAAGGCATCTAGCATTTATTGTTACTTTAGAGTTTTTATTTAAGTCTATAAAGTATAGACCTGTTTTAGCACCTCCACCTCCTGCCTGACTTCTAATACATCTAGCAACTCCAACTGCATCATAAATTCTATTTGTACTATGAGTTGGATTATTTAGTTGCTCAAGATTTTTTCCACTTTTTCTTTCGATAGGAAATACTTTTCGTGTACTTCGTCCTCTAAAATGTCCAACAATGAATATTCGTTCTCTATTTTGGGGTACTCCGAAGTTTTTAGAATTAAGAACTTGCCACTCTGCATCATAGCCGATTTCATCCAGTTCAACGAGAACTTTGAGGAAATCAAATCCTCCATTAACACTAAGTAGATTTTTAACGTTTTCAATAAGTAAATACTTGGGTCTATCTTCTTCTTTGAGTTCTCTAATAAGTTTTGTAACTGTAAAAAATAAACTTGAACGTTCTCCTCTGAATCCAAATTGTTTCCCTGCAACAGAAATGTCTTGACATGGGAATCCAAAACACCAGACATCTGCTCTTGGGATATTTTCTGTTCTAATTTCTCTAATATCTCTTTCAAACCATTCATCCTCCTTCGGTTTGTGCATGGCATTATAACTTAAATTTGCGAATTTATCATATTCGCAATGTCCCAAACATTTATGTCCTGCTTTTTCCATCCCTAGCCTAAAGCCACCTATCCCTGCGAATAAATCTAAAAATGTAAGCAATACAACGCCTCCTTTATTTCATTTTTGAGAGTCACAAAACACTTCAACAATAATTTATATTAAAAGACATTTTGCAACTCTCTAAACTGTTTTAATTAGATATTTTCCATATCCATTTCATATTTAGATAAAATCTCTTTAAATGCTTTTGCTAACTCTGTTCTTATAAAAATTGAATTTGAATCTTTAGCAGCTATATCAAGTTCTATATTTTTGTAATCCTCTTTGCTAGGAAATTTAAATCCTATTCTTATAGGGCAATCTATATCCTCAAGATTTTCTATAACTCTCCCTGCAAACTCTGCACTACCTTGTAAATCCTCATAACTTTCTACTCTATTTTTTAAATCTTCATATTCTTTATATTCCATAATCTATTCCTCCTCTAAACTGTTTTAATTAGATATTTTATCATTTCAAAATTAGTCATTTTTAGCACCCTCTTCATTTCTCAATAATTCATGAGCTTTTTCTTCATCATAACTGCAAATATTTCTACCATCACAATAATGACAAAGCAATCTAGTATTTTTAGTAATGATAGGAAACATTTTTTTGCAAATCTCCAATCTATCATCCATTCTTATACCCCCCTTTTGTTATCACAATTTTCACACTCTTTTAGATTCAATCTATACTCATAAACTCTACCAGCTATAAAACTAATTCCTATCAGTAGCACACTAGCCAAGATGTTCATTTTCCAACATCTCCTTACGTTCTAAGAACTCTTTTTTAATTTCTTCCAAATTCTCGCATTCATTACCAACTACTACATATTTTTTGCTATTCATTATAGTTGCTTTACTTGTAATTTCCTCCCATTTACCTTCAAATTGCTTTAAATAATGCCATTCAACATATAATTCAAGAGCATAATTTTCTTGTCTTACAATTCCATATTCATATTTATTTTTAGTATTATAGGGTTCTTTCAATATATCTCCCTCATAAATTTCTTCATTATTTCCAGACCAACATTTAGAGAATACTCCAACATTAGATACTTTTTGCCATTCGCAATTCTCTTTTAGCATAAATAAACAATCTACTGCATCACTCCACTTTATTGTTTCAGAATAAATCCACTTCTCATTCTCAAAATCATAACCTCTGTACTTAATTAAACTCATTTCTAATCATCCCCTCGCACTCATATTTACTTAATATTTTTATAGCTATATCAATAGCTTTATTAACAGAACACTTTTTCTTATTTAATATCTTTTCAGCTAACTTAATTACTTGTTCCACATTTGCTAATACCATCTGCCACCTCTTGAATATATCTAACTTTCCAGCCATTTTTAGTAGTCTTTCCTGTTCTTGCTAAATGAGCAATATAAACATCTGTAAAATATACGTATTTACTTGCTTCAACAGCAGTATTAAATACTTTAGTTTCTCCAGTCACAATATTAAAACACTCTACTTTTTTTACCTTTTCTTCCTTGCCCCTCATCATTTACACGCAAATCAATTACATTTGCTTTTTTATTTCTATCTCTTACTTTTCTTAGATTAAATTCAAACATATCTTCTATATCCTTAGTTCTTTCTAAAAATGTTCCAGCATCTACCCAAACTTTAGCCATATTTAGTTCCCCCTTTTATTCAACTGGCATTTCAAATACTTTCTCTTGATTATGTCTAACTCTACAAGAATCTATATAATCTGTTCTTACTCCATTTTCAATAAACTTCTGTATATCATTTAACACTTGCATAGCTCTTTCATTACTTTCATATACACCTATTCGTTTGACATCATCTTCAAATATTACAAATACTTGTTTATCGTATATTTCAACTCTATTAACTCTCATTAAATCTAATCTATCTTGACTTCTAATTATTATCATTTCTAATCCTCCAATACTTTAGGCTTTCTTATCTTTTCTAACATCTCAGGATTTTCGTATATATTGCCAATAACTTTAACCACTGCAATTTCATGAAATAACCCAACGTTTTCTCCTAGCATTTCATTATCTATTACAAAGAAACCTTCTTCAAACTTTACCTCTCCTATAAATTCTTCAAATGATAAGATGTATGAAACAATATCACCCTCATAGATTTCTTTTCTAATACAATCCTTCAAACCTGTGTATATCATAACCTCAAAATTTTCATTGCTTGTTGGTAAATAAACACCACTATAAACCCACTCTCTAAGCAAATTTTTAGAATAGCACATCATTTCATCATAACTATACATTTCTTTGCCATTTTTATTCCATTCTCTAAATTTTAACTCCATCTTTTATCCCTCCAATATTTTTTAACTTCTAGGAAGTTAATAGTTATATTAACTCCCTAATAATTTTTGTATTTTTAATCACAGAAAGTTCTACTGCAATGTGGGCATCCAGTTATAAGTTCTTTACCAGCTATATTAGCATATCCTTTTGAGATTCTAGCTTCTTTAAAAAACCTTATCTCATAGTTTTGATAAATATTTCTTCCACATCTACAGCAAATCCCATCCTTTGGCGCAAAATGAGGGTAATCTTTTTTCTTTGCAAATCCTTTTTGTAACTTTATACATTTTGCTATTTCTTTATCCGTTATTTTTACTAATTCATTCATATTATTTACCTCCAATATTTTTTAACTTCTAGGAAGTAATATTGTATAATTACTCCCTAGAATACTTAATTTAACCGAATTTACTTTCTTCAAGTTGACCTCTATTAGCCATATCGCATAATTCTTTATCAGTGTATTGGTCAAAAGTCTGATTAAAGTTATGAAATTTATTTTTATTATGTTTACTTGGTATAGGCTTATAATCTTCTTGTAATGCTTTTATGAGATAACCTGTAACACTTTTTACACTCTCCGTATTTTTGACCAACCTCAATTTTTCCTCTAAATAGTCAATCCCTTTATTTGTATGTATAAATACATCAACAATTTTTTCTAGGTCCTTAGATTCTAAATCAAAGTATTTTTTAATTTTATCCACAACCACCGTAACCTCTTTATTGTTGTTGTTATTATTATTGTTATTGTTATTGTTATTGTTATTCCCCTCGTCACGAGTTTCGTTACGTACACCGTTACGGAGTTCGTCAAAATATTCTTCAAATATCTGTTTGAACTTCTTATTTTCTATATGTTCATAAATTAGCATTAGTAATGACTTGTCTTTAATCTCTCTTAATTCTTTTCTAACACAATTCTCCATTGGTGTTCCTGCTCTATTGAGATTATATTTAGCCCAATTCTTGATTGCTATTTCTCTAGTTTCAGAATTATAATTTATAAGTTGATGATGATTGATAAATCTATCCATAACTGCATTTGTAGATTCTAAAGTCCAACCTATTTCAAAAGCTATTTGTTTTTTAGTTATTGTATATATTCCAATTTGAGTAGTATGAGGGTTAGTTAGTAAGTATATATAAAATAGTTTATCCTCTACTGAAAATTCTTCTTGTATCTTTGGGTCAGTCCAAAAATTTGTATATATCTGTCTGAAAATTGGCACTCTATCACCTACTTATTCAAAATTCATATTATCTTCCATACTTATTTGGCAATCTATATTTTCAGCTTCTTCTCTTACTTCAACTTCATCCTCTTTCACCTCTTCAAACTCAGCATCTATAAAATCATCTTTTGGTTCATATTCACTTAGTAATTCAATTAATTCATCTACTTCTTCAAATTTTAGTTCTTTTAAATCAAATCCATTACTTTTACAAAATTCCTCTAGCTTTGACGTATCTTTTTTATTCTCATAATCATACAAACCTTTCATTGATGCTAACTTAAGTATTCCTTGTTTTTGTGATGGACTTGCCTTACCTATTTCAATAGGCTTTTGAGGTAATTTATCTGGTACAGTCTTTATTTCTGCACTATCATATAATCCTTGTAAATCTTCTGGAAATGCTTCTCTTAAAGCTGTAACGATTGCACATTTTCTTATCATCACACAAGGCATTTGTTTCCAAGTAGCTTGGCTCTTTGAATACTCTTCTAAAGACACTACAGACTTTATAGGAAACTTCATTCCTCTAACTGATACTTCACACCATCCACCGATTAATTCTTCTTGTGGTAGCTTTAAACTGCCCTCCCTTTCAAATACTTCTCCATTTTTATTTACAGTTACTATTCCTGCTTTCATACCCTCAAAGTTAGGATTTTTATTTGCTCTTTTTACAAATACATCTTTACCAACTACTATATTTGCTGGTGAATTACCAAACTTTATTAAATATGCTTCTTTTATAAATGGATTTAATTTTTGAGCCTTACATAATTCTATAAACATTAGTACTTCTTGGTCTGTTACATTTCCATTTCCACTTACTAAGTAATTTTTTACTGTTGTATAGTCAAGTATTTGACCTGATTCTAAAGTACATGTTGCTAATTCTAAAGCCTTGTTATTCATATTAATTCACCTCTTTTTTAGCTTTTGGAATTATTAATGTAGTTGAATATTCAATCCTGCAACCTTCAACCTCATGACCTTTTTTAATAAAGTCTTTAATACTATTTTTATCTACTTTTATAACTTGCTCTACTGTTTTATATATACCAGGTATCTTTTCTTCATCTTCTATGACTAAGCTACCCGCTGACTTTCTTATACTTATATTTCCTAAAACTGTTTCTACCTTTTTAGTACCAAGTAGTTCCATACAGTCTTTTATATTGTTTTTTAATCTATCAAGAGTATTCTTTTTGACCCTTTTTAACTCTTGTAATCTTTTAATTTCTGAATCTATAGAGTTTATATCACTATCAATATTTATTATTACTGATATGATTCTAGTGTTTTTATTTTGTATCTCTTTTTTTATTATTTCTTTTATTTCCTCTAGTTTTTCAGCTTCATTTCCTGTTATTTCTGTTAAACCTTCTTCTATTTCTAATAAATCTGTAGTTAATTCATATAAAGTACTCATAATTTCCCTCCGTTTGTGCTATAATTAGCTTAATTAAATTTTTTACTTCTATTTTTGAATTGAGCCTCGCTATAGGCTCTTTTCTTATATCTGAACATCTATAGGTATATCTCTTTCAAGTTCTTCTGAAATTAATTCAAATATCTTGTAATCCTCACTTTCTTCATATTCTTTTATTTCAATTTGTGTATCTATAATTTTTAGTAATGACTCAGCAAATATTTTTAATCTTTCATTTACACTTTTTTCTCTTAAAGCGTTACTCAATTCAACTTCTTCTAATATATTTCTTTCTTCTTTTTTTCTAAGTATTGTATAAAGTTCCTCATTTTTATTTATTTCTAAATTAGCTCTATTTAGTTGTTGCTCTACTGCATTTCTCACTATAATTAAACTTTTCATGATTAAACCCCCCTTAATTTAGCATTTCAATACAATAATCATAGCTTATTGCATCATCTATAGTTATAGACGATTGTACTAAATCATCTAATTCTTTATCAAAATAAACTACTGTTAATTCAAATTCTTGTGATTGAGTTATTATACAATCGCTTTCAAAACCAAATCTTGCACATGTTACTCTGATTGCTTTACCTGCTTTAAGAATTTTTGTAGGAAATTTTACTTTAAGTATTTTCATATCACTATCCCCTTATTGTATTTTTTAAGACCTTCAAAACTTGCTTTCTTATTATATTGCTTACAGAACTGTATATAAGCTATCAGTACTCTTACATTCAACTAAATCACCCCCTTTCTCTTTTTCAATACATCTCTATCTTTCATTGCATTTTTCATTACGTATTCTTCAAAAGAAATTAAATCTATCCTATACGAACTCCCCAAAGGAATTACAGTATAATGGTTTTGTGCCATTGCTTCTCTTATCATGTTTCTTGCAGTTGAATCAGATACTTTTAAGTACTCACTAAACTCCTTTACTGTAACTAACTTCATTTGCTTAATTCTTTGTCTATCTAAAAACATCTTGATGATGTCTGTTGTATCATCTCTTCGCATTAACTCTTGTACTAAGTCTTTTGTATCTATGAATTGTAATGCTACACTCACTTTTATCTCACCCTTTCTATCTTCCAACTAGTTCGTCTAATGTAATATCTAAATAATCAGCTATTTTTATTAGAGTGTTTATGGTTGGATTTTTCTTTTCATTTCTTATAATTTTGTATAATCCACTTTCATCTATTCCTAATTCTTTTGCTAATTTATAGGGTTTTATATTTCTTTTTATTAGTATTTGATTTATATTGTCGCCTATTAACACTTAATCACCTTCGTTCTACATGGTATAATATAAATATGGAATAAGTTCCAAATTCTTCAAAGAGGATGGTGAAGTTATGCTGAATACTGCAACTTTTGAAAAAGACATACTTAGAAAATCATATAAGAACTATGTTGAAACTAATTCTTTAACATCTATCTATACATTTAAAACAGAACCAGAAATTCAAGGAGCTGTAAGAAATGCTATAGAATCTTTATGTGATGATGGTTACATAGAAACTTCTAAAATGGGGATTGGTATGGTTTATGTTACTTTAACACCCTATGGATTATCTTCTTTAGAAGATAACTAATTTCTAATGAAGTTGTTCGTACTAAAAAAATAATCTTTTTAGGTATATTGAGACTAGTACGAATAACTTCTATTCCTTTTGGTATTTCATTTTCTGCAAAACACACATTTTGTATATCGCCTAGAAAATTAACATCAAATGTAATTACATAAGTCGATTTGTCATCTTTAAAAATTATATTTTTGCCTCTATATTCAGTTTTGAATATCTTCATATATATATCACTCCTTTTCAAAATATTCTGTATTTAGTTTTCAATGTGCTGTTATGATTTAACCTAATTCTTACTTAAATCACTTGATATTCCATATTTTAGAGCCATATCTTTTACAATAGCCACATACCCCTCTATTAGCTTCTTATCATCTTGTATTACATCTAAATTGTTAACTTTCTCTCTTTTAGATTCAGACAAACCTTCTTCTGCCATTTTTCTTCTCTTATTGATTAATCTTCTATGCAAATCGACTCCAAATCGCTTATTTAATAATTCATAACTTTCTCTCCTAAGCATGTTTATATGTTCAAATCCACCTTGTTTCTTTGCTATCCTTGCAATTAATTGTTGCGTATCCTTTCTCCAGTCTGTAGCATTTAATGAAACAACTTCTTTTATTGTTTTAACTTCTGTTTTTGCTTCTAATGCTATATTGTTAGCTTGGTTAACTTGAAGTCTTAAATCTTTCATTTCTTTTAAACTTTCTATCAATACATCTTCTATACAAGATGGTTTCTGTTGCTTAACCTTGAAATATGTTTCTTCTAAGTTATCAAACTGCTCCCAAGCCTTGTCAGTATCTAATATTTTGCAGTGTCTGTTTGCTCCTCTTTCAGTCCAAAGATAAAGTTTGTTTACATTAGGTGCAATTCCTATATCATATGAATCGCGCTTAAATGTCCTTAAATCATCACCTTGCAGACAAAAATAATGTTTACCTTCAATAAACCTATCTTTGTTATTGTTGAAATTGTTACTTATATTCTTTGAGTCAGTTTCATATACATCTGCTAGTTGCTGTGTAGTTAGAACTCTTTTGTTGTTTCTTTCTATTACTTGTAAGTTATTCATTTTTTAACCTCCTTATAAAATTTCCATTTTAGAAATTTAATTCATAAAAAAATTTTCTATATCACAATCAAGTATCTTAGATAATTTAGGTAACATATCAGCTCTAATTGAATATTGCCCTGTCTCGTATTTAAAATAAGTTGATGCGTTTTTAAAACCTAACTCTTTTGCAACATTTTGTAAAGATAAATTTAATGTATTTCTTCTTTTTTTTATAAAATCATGGTTTATCTTTTTCATATATTCACCTCAATTTCTATTTTAGCAATTTCTATATTTCAATAATAACATTTCCAAAATAGAAATTCAAGACTTTTTTATATTTATTTTAGAAATTTTTCATTTCTATTATAGAAAAATATGCTATTATATTTCCATAATAGAAAATTTTCGAGGTGATTATATATGAGTGTAAGTCAAAGAATTAAATATCTTAGGGAAAATATGAATATGTCACAAAAAGAATTGTCTGAAAAAGCAAATATAAATACAAGTGTTATGAATAGAATAGAGTCTGGCGAAAGAGCAATAAGGGATGATGAGTTAATAATATTTGCTAAAATTTTTGATGTATCTACTGATTATATTCTTGGTTTATCAGATACAGAAAAACTAAATATTGACGAAAGTTATGAATTTATAGACAGTTTAAATAGCCCAGATGACATAAAAGAGTTAATAAAAGTAATTCTTAGCTTGGATGAAGAAACTAGAGATAAAATGTTAAAAATAGCAAAAGTGTTTGTAACAGAAAAAAATATTGAACATAATGACAATTAAAACTGAATTAATTGTATTATACATGTGAGTAATATAAATGGAGAATTTTTCGAAAAGATTGAAAGAACTTAGAAAAAATAAGGGGCTTACTCAAGAACAAGTTGCTAAAGATTTAAAAACAACAAAAGTATCTATTGGAAGATATGAAAATGGTTTAAGGGAACCATCTATTTATTTTTTGAAAAATATAGCTGAATATTATAATGTATCTGTTGACTATTTACTTGGTAAATCTAAAACTAATCATTATTTCAATATAAATAACGATAAAAAAGAATTGTTAGATATATTTGATAAACTAGATTCTATTTCTAAAAAAAAGAATTATAAAGATTTCAAAAATGTTTTTAGATGAAGATATTAATTTATAAATATAAAATATTTAAAAGAGAGGGACTACACCTCTCTTTTTTCTTTTTCTTCTTTCAACATATTTTTGTACTTCTCAAATTCTTTTTCTTCAACTTCTTTAAAATTTTTAAATAAATTATCTAGTTCTAATATTAGTCTTTTTGTATATTCCATATACTATCCCCCTGTTAGCAGAACTTACGTTCTTATTTTTAGTTAAAAACTCCCAATAAATTTTCAGTAAAATTTATGTAATTATACCTTTTTATTCCTAAAAACGTTTTTAGACTATTCGAAATTTTCTTAGAAAATTATCTTACTTACATAATAATACTTTTGTTAAATATATGCAATAAAAAAAGGGGAATTGTAATAAAAAAATCGAATTTTGTAGATAGTTGGTAATTTTTTCCATTCCCGTGTATTATTAATCGTCTTTTTAATTATAATTTTTTGTATTTTCTTGTTTATATAATCATTTTTATAATATATTTTATTTATATATTTATATCAAAAAAGCTATGACAAGTAGAATTAAAATCTTACTTATCATAGCTCTATTTCTTAAACATTAACAATTAAAACAATTAGTTTGCATTTGATTCAGAACAATCTTTATTAGATATAATTTGTTTTGATATTTTGTATATTATAAATAAAACAGTACATAAAAATACAGAACCTGATATAGCTATAAAAGCCACTTTATTATTTAGCTTCAAAATATCAGCTATAGCACTAAAGATATTGTAATTATCGATATTATATAATAAAAATACTATAAAAATTGAAACACTTGAAAAATAATTATAGTAAAACAACAAAGGATGCCTATTTATTAAGCAATTTGATATTTTTCTTTCTTCACAACCCTTGCATTCTTTTTTCTCCATATATATCTTACCATGAACTAACTTTGATACTATATATAATAACATATAGATTACATTAAACATTATAAAGCCAATCGTAAGCAGAACAAAAATCAATCTATATTTACTTACATTATCCATATTGTTTAATGCACTTCCTATTAAACTCATACCTCCAAGAAATGCAATGATAACAGCTGCGAATATACTTAAAATACTTATAAATTCACTTTGTGCACTAGAAATATTCTCCTGACACTCAGATAATATTTTTTTATATTCTTTTATTTCATTTCTTATACCATTATTATTTTTTTGAGTTCTTCTAGCTTCGCTTTTTAAATATTCTAACTCTGAAGCTCTAGGAACTTCTAATAGTATATGATTAAGTATATGAACTAAATTGTTATCAATCTCAGAACTATATTCTTCTATATATATTAGTGTATTCTCTGTCAAATTATTTCTGGTATCTACAGTAGCTTTTTTGATATACTCTAGTATGAAATTATATTTAATACTATCTCCTTTTAGCTCTATTTTACTTATTTTATCAAATTCTTTTTTTTCGATTTTTTTAAGTACCTTCTTTACTTGTTCATCAGATACAAACTCCATTTTCCCTCCTAATGCTCTTTAAACCATTCCTCCATATCCCATATAGATATTTCCTCATTTCTTCCTATGGCATAACTATATTTCCATGGGTCTTCAGAATGAGTTTGTTTTACTATTTTCCAAACATCTTTTTTTATCATTGGTTTTGTTATCTCATTTATAAATTCTCTATCAGATTCATCAATTACATTAATATCGTCAAGTTCCTCTCCTAATATTGCTCTATTACCATAATCATTATAAGAAAAATATACTTCTGGAACTACTGGACCATAATCCCAAGCTTCTATTATATCATCAAATAATGGTTCTCCATAACGAGCGACATACCTACCTTGTATATAATACAATATTTTCTGCAATTTCAAATTACTTATTGCAAAGTTATTTTTTTTCTCGCAATACCATAATACATATTTAGCTATATCCATAGCGTTGTACTTAGCATCAAACATATAAAACACCTCCGCTCATATCCATTATTAAATAATATTTGTAAAATTATATTATTTATACTAAGTTTATATTATTTGAATAAAATGTCATAATAGAGGTTCTATGCCTATAAAATCATTATAGCATAAAATTTCCATTTTTACTTATTCTAATCAAATATATGTCAAAAAATATCACATATTTTTGTGCTTTTTAAAATATAGATATAAATTAGTATATACTTTTTTATATTCAAAATCGTCGTAACATTATACAAGAACTGTTTTGATAGTGACCAATTTCCTATTTAATAATCATAAAATCGCTTATTTCGCACATAAGTTCGATAGCAATGTACAACACATCTTGTTTTACCAGTTCAAAATAAATGTATAAATCAAACACAGTTGAGTATACTTTTTGTAACATAATTATAACACACTAAAAGTTCAAAAACTACTATATTTGAAAAATTTTATATAATACAATATACACATATAGTTTTAATTCTCTTAATTATTGTAATACATCTAAAGTAAAATGTTATAAATATGTTATGATTATTTAATTTTGAGATGATAATTTTTTCAAGGGAGTAATGAGAATATGTGCAAAAAGGTATTATTAGTTTGATTTCACAATGTCTTCCTTATTATATATGAAATACCATACATCTTAATAATTCTACATTAAATTTTCTTTTCCTTCTTTAAAATATTTATTGTTTTACAATTGACACGTATATAAATACGTGTTATAATATAATTGTAAGGAGGGAGTATGAAATCTTATTCTTCAAGAGAAATTTTAAAAATACTCAATACGGATGGATGGTATGAAATAAATTGTGTTGGTGACCATCACCAATTCAAACATCCTGTTAAAAAAGGTAAGGTCACAGTACCTCATCCAAAAAAGGACTTGCCACTTCGAACTGTGAAAAGTATTTTTAAACAAGCAGGGATTAATATTAGTTAATCCCTCTCTCCTTACAAAAACCTTAAGGAGTTGATATAATGAAAAAAGATATATATGTATATCCTGCTATACTAAGCTATGATAATGATGGTATCTCTGTAGAATTTCCTGATTTACCAGGTTGTCTTACATGTGGAGATACTACAGAAGAAGCTTTAAAAATGGCAAAGGAAGCTCTAGGACTACATCTATATGGTATGGAAGAAGATAATGACATAATACCAAATGCAACAACTATAGATAAATTAAATTTAGAGAAAAATCAAATACCTACTTTAATAGAAATATATATGCCGATTCACAGAAAAGCTATAGAAAATTACTCTGTTAAAAAGACTCTTACTATTCCTCAGTGGCTTAATAGGGAAGCTGAGAAACATAAAGTTAATTTTTCTCAAATACTTCAAGAAGCTTTAAAAAATCATCTTAACATTCATTAGATATAATTAGAGCAGTTTAACTGCTCTTTTATATAAAACATATAAACTTATAAAGGGAGCGTACATATATGAATATCAAATCAGCTTTTATAAGAAAAAGAGGGGAAAAATTTCATGTATATGTGGAATATGTGGAAGAAGAAACTGGCAAAAAGAAACAAAAAAGTTATGGAAGCTATGAAAAGAAAAAGGATGCTGAAAAACATTTAATTGAAATAAAGTCTACTATAAACAATAATAAGTTTGTTGCTCCAAATAGTGTGACTCTTGTAGAAAGATGTTATATATACCTTGAAGAAAAAAAAGACGACTTTTCACCTTATACTTTGAGAAATAGAAGAAGTGTAATTAGAAATCACATTGAACCTTTTTTTGGAGATATAAAATTAATTGATATTAGTCCAAATATTTTACAAACGTATGTTAATAAGATATATAAAAAATATTCCTTAAATTCTGCAAAAAATTCTATCAGTTTTTTAACTGCTTTATTACATGAAGCTTATAGACTTAGAGAAATACAAGAAGATGTTTCTAGTTTTGTAATAACTCCAAGTAAAAAAGATACATCTGTAACTAATTTTTATACTAAAGAGGAAGCTCAGCTTCTATTAGAAAGATGTCTTGACACTGATTTAGCTATACCTATTTATTTTATGTTAGGACTTGGTCTACGCTTTGGTGAAGCTGTAGGAGTTAGATGGTCTGATGTTCAACTTAATGAAGGCGTCATAAATGTAAGGCAAACAATGGTACATGTTGATGGAAAAGTAACTTTCAAATCCCCTAAAACAGAGAAGTCTAAAAGAAGATTAACAGCACCAATTGAATTAATAAACTTATTAAAAGAAGAAAAAATAAGACAAAATAAATTAAAATTACAAGGTATACTAAAAAACGAATTAGATTTAATATGCTTAAATAAAAAATTTCAACCTTGGACACAACAAAAATTTTTCAAACCTTTTAAAAGATTATTAGAGAGCAACAATCTTAGATATATAAAATTACACGAGCTTAGACATACAAATGCAACTTTGATGTTGTTATCTGGAACTAACATAAAAACTATTTCTGAAAGATTAGGACATACAGATATAAAAATAACTATGAATAAATACTCTCATGTTTTAGAAGAGATGGACAAAGAAGCATCTGAAAACTTGAGTAAAATACTATTTAAATAA